TCAAGCGTAAGCGGCGACGGTTTCATACGTATCGCACCTCTCGATATAGCGATTTTTATCGTTTGCAGCAGCCCTAGAGCGGAGAGAGATCAATGCATCTGAATCGACGTTACCTGCGATGATCATATCGATCCCGCCTTCAGCAACGTGACTCGCCTCTTGCTCTTTCTCCGTCAATTGGGAATGATCTCCAAACAAGATCGTCAAAGGCTCCTCGAGCGCATCAGCGAGCTTATAAAGAGAATCAATCTGGATATTCGCCTGGCCTTTCAACCATCGAGAAATACACTCTTCCGATACGCCGACGCGCGCGGCCATATCCGAATTTTTGAGTTGCTTTTCCCTCATGAGACTTCGAATCTGGATTGCAGGATCGAGTCTGCGCAGATTGGTCAACGTTTCCGCGTTTTCCGAAACTTTCTTAGCAATCTCGGTATTATTATTCAAGTATCCCATGATGCACTCCTAACAGAATTCAATGTTACCCCTAGGATCAAGGATCAACTTGATATCTGACTCACAGGGATTGCAGACCTCATTTTTTGGGGTCTGTTGATCTTTCTTGTGATACGCCATCAAGAGAAAGATCAAACGTCGCTGCGGGAACGGGTAGAAGTAGATGCGGTCTTTCTTGCCATATTTCAACTCCCAAACATGATGCTTTTGTTTTGCATACTCAAAGGAGTGGGCAATTTTGACGCTGACGACCCCAGCCTCCTTAAGAGCACCTTGGTAGTCGTCTACTTCGATTGCATCGCAAAGCTCCGCAATCATGGTCGTGAAGTTGGCCTTCTTGTCGGCCGAGTCGACGTGATCTCCGACGGATCTGAAGAAGCGCCCCGAGTCCGGAGGAGGTGTAGCCTTCGCTACTACGACCGTGGTCCATTTAGTTGCCTTTTTCGCCCGACCTAGGGCGCCGACACTCGTCGCGCTGACCCCGGCTAGGCTCAAGAGTTTTGTTTTGTCAAGTCTTTGCGCTAGCACACTCGACGCCCCGAAGATAACGTATAGGTTAGTTTCGCGCAACCCCGTTCGGCCACTTTTTTTACGGGGTCTGACGCACTGTCTACCGCGATTTAGCAGCGTACTCCACGCCGAACATTGTTTCAATTCGTGGTGATCCATCGACTGGGAAGGGTGACTCGTGTCGAGACGTGATAGCGTCTCTCACCTATTAGAGGGCCCACTCATCAGGCGGTGTGTCATGGATTTTGAGATGCCGCGGCGTCAGCCTCCAAAGCGATCGCATGTCAAACGTGACCTTTATCGGTTGTTGGTCGCGCGCTCCGACCTGGGAGCCGCAAATGCAGCATGCAAGCTGTTTCTGAGCACGGTCTCCGATCTGAGCGACCCGTTGTATCAACCGCTCTTTACCGCGATCGTCGTGTGTTACGCGCGGCCGTTCACACACAACGAACCTCATGGCGCGCTACCTGAAAGATGGGCGAGATTTGAAGAGGCGGCCCATCAACGAATGCATGACAGCCTGCTCAAAGCAAGGCACGAGGTCGTCGCGCACAGCGACATGGCGGTGCGTAAGGCGAGGATCGTCCCACCTGGAGTGTCGACAGGGATCATGAACGGGCGACCGCTTATCAGCGACAGCATTGGGACCGAAACGGCCTTTTATTTGTTTACGATTCCCATGATCCAGGGAATACCGAAACTTGTCGTGTCACTCGGCGCGCGAATTCAGGCAGAAATCGATCGTATGATCAGCGAGTTGTACGGTGGCATGGAACTCCCGAACGCTAAATTCCCGCTACGCATTGACGAAGGTCTGTGAGGTTGCGCTCGGCACAACATGAAGCGGCTCGGAAGCACTGTTTTCTGATACTGCAGCAGAGTTCGCCAGCACCCGCAGATGCCCGCGTTCAATCAGGATTTTCGGTAAGTGCTAGGTTGTTTCTGTTATTGTTTTGGAGCATGCTTGAGCATGCGCGACCTAGCAAATGCACTGGTGCATTGAGAACAGGTTGTGCCGCCGGAGAATACAGTACTTCAAAAAAACGTGACGGGGTGGTGGCATATGAGACCGATTCTTGATAGAGGCTTTCTTGCAACTTTGACCATGTCGGTAGTTGTACTTTCCACGCCTGCTCAAGCCGATGATTTTAAAGATTGTGGTGACCATTGCTATGCAGGCACTCCCGGAGTGGTAAAGGAATCTTCTGTCTATTCATGTGATTCTGATTGGAACGGTTCGTGTGGAAGTGGAAGTAGTGGGGTTTTCCATCAATGCGTTCCGGATACCTACCAAATTTGCGGATATAAATCTGAAGTCCTAAGCCGTAAAAATGGTGCGTATGGAATGGATTCGATTCAAAAGAATTGCATTTCTGGTGCTATGTCGTCGAGGGGAAGCGGGAACATATTTGATCGATGGGGTGGAACAATTGTGGTGCGCCTTACCATCTATTCGCATCCACTAGACTACGTGCCTTCGAACGACGAGAAGCTCACCTACTGCAAAATCGAGCGTGATGGAAATCCGCCGAGAGAGGGATGCGAGTGTAACGGACCGGTGATGATGTGTGGGGGCACTCCCGCCGGTGCATGCGGAACTTACCCGCCACCATGGGCCCAATGATCCTGATTTGTAAAGCCGCAATACGAACAGCGCCGCAATGGGCGCTGTTTTCCGGCTATCAGCGTTGAGTTGGTTTTGACAGCACCCTAAGGTGTCCGTTGCCGATCAGGAAATTTCGGTACGCCGAGATCGCAATGTCCCACACCGCCCGCATCATGCTCGGGCCGGCCTCGACGATTTTGCCGTTCTGGTCGACGACGGCGAGCGTTGCGAGATTGCCCTCCGGCACCACTACGCTCAACTCCTGAAAGATGTCCACGTTGAACGTGTCAGCATTCGGGGTGGCCATCTCGTGGTCTAGCGGTTCGTTCGTGGTGGCGAACGTGCCTACTTGGCAGGGGACGATTTCCAACGATTACGAACGCTTGAGCCGCGAGATTTTCTCATAGAGCTTCTCAACAAGGTTCTTGGAATATTGCCCGTAGTGAAGTTCCCGGTGGCAATTGGGGCACACGGCCACAGCGTTATCTGGGCTGTCGGCGCCTTTCTCTGCCAGCTTTCTGACGTGATGGATTTCAAGATACGGGCGGCCGTCAGGACCGTTGAACGGCGCCTGTTTATTGCAGCATTCACAGATTCCGTCAGCCTTCTTCAGGATCCACGCCTTCACTCGGGCATCTCGATCGTATTGCGTGACCGACGTTGTAGAGGCCTTGGGTGTTTGGTTGCCCGCAGGTTCAGGTAGGTCGTTCTTGCTGATGTTGTCGCGGACTGAAATCTCGAATGCAGCAACTGGCGTGATTGCTTGGCCCTCAAGTTCAGCAATGAGCTCTTCAATCTGAGCAGCAACGCGCGCGCCAACGTTCTTGGCTGGCTTCAGGCCCGTCAGCCAATCGCGACCCATGACAGAGAGAACATACGAGATGTTCTGCATCCTGTACTCGAACGCTTTTGCCGATCGGCCAAACCGTTCGGCAAGATCGTCGTAGTACTTTCGTTTCGTGAAGTCCTCGTGATTGCGATCGAGCTGCTGCATCTCGAGGTATGCCTTTACCGAGGCGGCTAGTTCCTCTTTGGTCCAACTTTCGCCACCGACGTCGCCGGAAGCTTCATCGTTGCTACCGAGGTATTGCCCCCAGTCGAATGTTATGGACTTTTCAATCTCGGTACGCCACCACTCGAAGTCAGGCGCTGTTCGGCCAAACAGCGTGAAGTATCCTTCGCCGGGCATTAGCGTGCTTCGATCGATGATTAACCCGGTGATCGCAGGTTTCCCGGTTTGATGCGTCCAGTAGGCAAGAGAGGTGAGTCCCTGGTGTTTCAGGCTGTCGCCAAAGGTGGCGCCTTCCTGAGGGAGGCCGAGCGCGTCATGGACCTCTTTGTAACCAACGTATGTCCGTTGATCATTCGGCTTGACCTTAGGTAGGCGACTGACGAGGAAACGCAAAAGGCGTTGCCCAGATTCATCCAAAATATCGTCCGACGTCGAAGACTCCGGCATCACATTACCCCGAGTGTTGTTCTGTATCGATTCTACTTGCCGCAGTGGAGTCTCAATGTTCTCTCCGTGCGTGCCGCTTTATCATGGATGAAGAACGGCTCGCGTGTCAAAATTGAGTATGACAACCGGGGAAGAATTCATGGATGATCGCACTGGGAGGACTAGGGCACGCATCGACGGGGTGGCCGTCGTTGTAGATGACGAAGCCCACACCTTCCTGAGCGGATTTCTCGCGGCTGAAAACTGGTTCAACCTGGACTGGTTGCCGCGTTATCGCGAGACTACGGAATCGATTGCGACGACGTTATCGACCGGGCGCCACGAAGATCTGTTCGATATCTTGTGGAGGACACGGGATAACTCGATCGCCGATGCGGGGTTGGGCGTGATGTACCCCAGCGATACCAATAGACTACGAGATGAACTTGTTCAGATCATCGCGGATGTGCAGGAGGATGGTTCTCCACAGAATTTCGACCGTATCGTTGAGGCTGCGGAAGGCTGGCGAGCTGACGGACGAATCGCAAAGGTTCCTCGACTCCTGATACGACGAGTTTTTGCCGGAATACATCCGCGCCACTATCATACTACCGTCGACTCACCTCGCCACGATGCTTCATTGCGCTGGTTTGCGACGCACATGAATTTTTCCATTCCACAGTCTAAATGCTGGGCAGTACGTGCGCGATCATTGGTCGAACATTTGGATCGGATCGACGTGTTTCGCGACAACTTCCTAGTCCGCAACATGTTCCCATGGTTTGTTGCGGAACAAGTGTTGCCCCGAGCGTCTTCGGCGCGTCCGCCACGATTCCGAAAGCGGGCGTCTAGTGCGTTCGTGCATATGCCGGAGACCCAACGCGAGATATCGCTGAGGCACAACGACGTTCAAGCAGCCCTGTACGAAATGCTGGTGGCGGAGCATGGAAAGGGATGTGTCTGGATTGAGCGAGAGACCGGAACGGGAGGGTATGCAGACGCAGTTGTGTATCCGCTCGCCGGAGGCTGCCACCTATACGAAATCAAGATTGCAAGCTCTGCTGCGGAGGTGGTACGGCAAGCAATGGGACAGCTACTCGAGTACGGATATCGACGTGGCGGTCTTGAGCCTGTGAAGCTGTTCGCAGTTGGTGAGCCTAGTCTCGACGGCGCTACTCGAGAATTCATCGAGCGCCTACGGGTTCAGTTCAACTTGAACATCGACTATCTGCAAGTCGAGGTTTCGGACAGGGCGACATCATGATTGAGCGCTTGTAGGCTTGGTCAAGACGCGGAGGTGACCGGTACCCATCAGAAAGTTTCGATATGCGGCGATGGCAACATCCCAAACAGCACGCGCCACGGCCGGCCCCGCCTCGATGACGTTGCCGTTCTGATCGACAACCGCGAGCGTTCCTGCTTCGCCAGTCGGTGTGGAGACACTCAAGCCTTCGTAACTGACGGCGGTAATTGCGCTGGACAGTGCTGACGAAACGACCACATCCTGTGCAAATGCTCGGGGAGCGAGAGATTGATTCTTGGCCATGCTACAGATCCTCTGTCTCAAGTAAGTGTTGAACCAACGCAGTAGAAATTTGAAATCGTAGGCACGGATGTACTGTGAACCGGGCTGAGCGGAGGCCGGCAAGTGCGTCGCCTAAGTCTGGGGAAGTAGGTTGGGATTCAGCGCGCTGAGGCTGATTTCCAGAATTTCATCGAGTTCGACACAGAAGCCAAAGCCGCCACCTACGCGAAGACGCTTTCGGGCGCGGGGCCAAGGCGATACGCTTAAATACCGCAGTGTCCATGAATGGGGGACAAGAAAATGGATCCAAATTCCGCAGCAATTCAACAGGCATACGCGGCTTGGGTTCAAGCGGCAGGATCCATAGTTGCAATCATCGCGGCTATTTGGATTGCTTCCGGTCAAGCCAGAGCCGACCGGCGTTTGAGAGTTGACGAAATGCGGGATCGGCTCGAATCTCTATGGACGATGATCGATACCTGTTGCGTACGTATCGAGGCCGTACGCGTGAACGCTATGAATGCTCCGGCGATGGCGGGGGCAAAGCGTCTCGACGACGATCTCGTAACATCCGCGAGAACATCGATCCAACTCGTTTCGACGCTTCCTGCGGAGACGGCACCGAGCGCGAAGGCGGCGGAAGCGTTGGTGCGAACTCGAACCGCAATTGCCAACGCCATCGACATCATTCCAACGCCAGGCATTGTCTTTGCCGCTTTCCACGAACGGGACCTCGCCGCTCTTCGAGATGACCTGAGGGCGGCTGCGAATATCTTGCGTGAGGATATCGACATGCGCAAATAGATCGACCGGGGATAGCCGGGAATGGCCAGTTCACTGCTCTCGGACGCCTAAGTCCGCGGCGGAGATTACGTACTATTCGCCATCGTGGCTCCAGACGGGACCTACTTTCGAAGTCGTCCCATTGCCGTCGGTAGCGTGCGTGCCGCGCATGTCTTTGGCGGTCGGGCCGACTTCCGTAAGCGTTATCTCCGGGTTCGATCGCTGAGTCGTCGCCTCGCCTTTTCTCGAGCGGTGCTCTTTCCTTGGCTGAAGTTCTCGGCCGGCGTGCCGTTGTGTGTTGAGGACAATCCTCGTGCCTCGAATGTTGGTCTGATTTCTTGCTCGCTAGCGTACTGCGCGAGCGGGTTGCTCTCGCTTAGAGGGGCATGATGTGGTCCTCAAGAGGTCAGTGATTCGACGAGCTGGATGCGCTTGCCGATCCAGTACATGACCGGCCTGGCCATGCTGTTGCCGAGCGCTTTGTAGCGGGGACCGTCTGCCGCAGGCTTTCCACGCACGGTGATGAGCGTGTAGTCGTCTGGAAAGCCTTGCAGTCGCTCACATTCACGAGGGGTGAGGCGACGAACAGCGGAGCCGATTTGTACGCCGGGAATTTGTTCCTTTACGAGCGCAGATGAAACCGGACTGCCGCCGAGCGTGGTCTGTTTGCCGGCCGCCTGCCAGTTCAGACCAACGGCGGGCGCGCGAGCGCCCGATGCGATGGGATGACAGGGATCGCCAGGTCGTGGATTGCTCCGGTTTGTCGGCGACGTGATTTGTGTCGTGTCGAAAGCAATGGCTCCGATGCCGATGCCGCCGCGACCGCCGTTTGGCGTCAGGATCGCGTTCGCGGTTCCGTCCTGGCGATACTCGAGCACATTTCCGTCATCGCGTCCGCGAATTGCAAGTGTGTAAGGTTGGCACGGTATGAGTGGCGTACCGCGACCAGTACCGTCTTCGCTCGCGTCGAATCCTTCTCCGCGTAGCGCGTGAGCTATCAGGAACTTGCCGTCGTCGTCCTGTCCGTTGTGGCCACCAGGGTGAGCGCCTGGCGCAATGGTGCCGGCAACTCTTTGCCACGTTTCGCGGCTCGGCGCAGGATGCCCGAGCAGGCTTTCGCGCTCAAAAAGTACTGCGGCGGCACGTCGCCAGTCTCCAAGACATCCGACAACGAACACACGGCGGCGTCGCTGGGCCACTCCGAAGAATTGAGCGTCAAGAATCCGGTAGGCGAACCCATACCCGAGTTCTGCCAGGCCGCCGAGGAAGGTGCCAAAATCTCGTCCGCCGTTTGATGACAGGACACCGGGGACGTTTTCCCAGACCAGCCAGCGGGGAGCGTAGCGCTTAGCAATGGCAAGATAGGTGAGCATGAGGTTGCCACGCGGATCAGCCAATCCTTTTCGGAGTCCGGCGACGCTGAAGCTTTGGCAGGGAGTTCCGCCGACGAGAAGATCGATAGCTGCATCGGGCCATTCCTTGAATTGGGTCATGTCACCGAGGTTCGGGACGGTCGGGTAGTGATGTGCGAGTACGGCAGACGGGAACGGTTCAATCTCGCTCACGAATGCAGTTTCCCATCCAAGCGGGTGCCACGCACAGCTCGCGGCTTCGATGCCGCTGCAAACGGATCCGAATCGAATAGTCATCTACGTCTCAGTCTCCGCACATGCAGTCGATGAGGGCGTCGTCTTCGTGCTCGGGAAACGCAAGCGGGATTTGCTTCGCGTAGAACTGGGCTTCGCGTAGCAGTTCGGAATAGCGAGGGCGATCGTTTCGGAACGTGGCTGCCGACGGGCGTGATTCTTCGTTGATCCACCAGGTGGCTAGATCTGGTCGCGTGACGAACGCCCGGACGATCTTGTGCCGCGCCTTCAGAAAACAACCGTCGCAGTTACCGAAATCGCCTTCAGGATCGAGCGCGAGATCGAACGGCTGGGCGCGCCAGAACGCAAGCACGTCAGCCTTTCGCACGTTGGCGCGCGCGAGCGGCAAATTCGGGATGCCGCCGCCGTTGTCCCGGCCGGGTGCCAGAAGGCGAGCAACGCGGCGTGGTTCATCGGCACGAATTCCCATGACGTTGTCCCACTGGTCGTAGCCGAGCGAAAGCATGAACGCGCGGCCGGCCTTCACCTTCAGGTTTGCCGTGCATGTGCGCATCACTGGATTCGGGAGAATGCCGAGCGCTTCGTTGAGGCGCGAAAATGGTTCGCCTTGACGACTGGCTGTTTCGAAGCTTGCGATCCGGACGTGGCATCGTGAGCGCGAACCCTCTTCGAAGCCGTCCCATTCAATCCAGGTGATCGGAACATGCCAGCGGATCGAGCACTCGTTGATGAATTCGAGCGTTTCTTCGCGCTCCTTTCCGGTGTTCTGGAATGTGACGATGCAGTTATCCGGTATGCCGCCGTTCGCTTCGAGCACCTGGTGAAGCATGTAGCCGGACGTGCGGCCGCCGCTGAAGCAGATCTGCGCCGGTCCCTCGATCAGGTACGGGTTACGCGAAGTCATTGCATCCTCACATCAGAAAAGAAGCGGGCGCCGCGAAGGACGCCCGCAAGTGCTACCGCCTGGGGAAACAAAAAGAGCGGGCGCTTTACAAGCCACCCACAAGAAAACGCCGCTCATCCGAGGCAACGGAATTTGCGCGGCTTTGGGGAAGGGTGGTCGTGCTACGATTCACACGAAAATCAACGGGGTGCGCGATGAAGAAAGTGTGGCAGTGGGTAGAGGTTGGTTTCGCAATGTGTGCGCTTGGTATTGTGACTGCGTTCCTTGTTTACGCCTTTAAAGAACACAGCGAAGGTGCCGCTGCCTGGATACAGGCTGTCGGTTCTATCGGCGCAATCATCGGTGCGTATTACATCGGCAGGTGGCAGGCGGCAGCGGCGGAGATACAGGCCAAGCGCGTACGAGACGAAATACTGAAGGGGAAGCAGCTTGCTGCTCGTGCTATTGCTGACGCTGCGTATGGCGAAGTTAAAGCCGCGAACAATGCTATAGGCGACACCTATCTTGTCTGGCGGCACTGGTTCCACTACCGACCTAGCGTCTTTTCAGCGCAAATTGAAGCCATTAGCAGGCTTCAGTTGTTCGAACTGGACGATGCCGATGCAATGAGAAGCATTATCGATTTGCAGAATTCAATGCTTTCTATGCAGCATATATTTACGAAGGCAGAGAAAATGCGTGCTGATTACAATGGCAATCCCCCCGGTGATGGGGTCTCTTCGCACGACTTGATCGGATACGTCAATGCAGCTTACGAGGCATATATTCGGATTAGGAATCGCTTTTACGATGAAGCCACCTCAATGGAAGCGATCGAGCACCCGCGTGCGCGTCGATAGAAGCGAATCGATCTACACCGATATAGATAGCCGACACGACAGGCTAGATGCAATAGCTACCCGCGCAGCCCGCAGACTCATCCCATTGCTGGGTAGTGGCGAGGACTAGCACGGCGACGATGAGCACGCCAAGGCTCTTGAGCCACAGGATCAGAAGCGCTTTCACGACCACACTCCCATCAGCGCTTCGATCGGGGGCGCGACTGCGCCGGCAAGCAGGTAGAAGCCGGCGATCACACAGAGCGGAATCCAATTTCGACTCATCATTACCTCACGTTTTTGATTTGGCTGGCATGGTGCGGTCGTCATTAGATGACCGCACTCAGCGTCGTGCTACCGTCGCCGTGTTCGGTGCGAAGCATCAACGGTGCTCCACCGAATAGCTCAGGGCGAAGCTCGCGCAGCGCGTTACTGAAGTTCTGCGGTGCTTCGAAGCCGTTGCCGAGCAGGGCGGTCGTAACCGCGAGCTCGGGATCGTCGGCGCCAGGTGTGAAGAACGACGCAACGATCGGAATCTTATGTACCTTGCAGATCGCGATGATCTGCGACATGAGCGGCGAGATCTTGTCGTCGTAAATCTGTTCCTTGGTGGCGGTGGTCATCGATGTCTCCATGGAGTACGCCCGCCAAAGCGGGCGGGGTTATTACCGGTCTTCGGCCCAATGCGACATATCGGTGTCTGCCGCTTCTTCGGGTGATTCGTCACTATCACGATTCTCGAACGCCGCGGTTGCCAGTTGGCGTGCGTTTTCCGCGCTGCAGCCGCCACGTTCGACGTAGCGCTTCGAGCAGCGGTCAGTCCATTCCTGTTCCGTAAGCATGTAAGCCTTCATGGTGTGATTGCGCGCCGAAGCCGACGCATGAAATTGAATGAGTGTGCAGTGGCTGATCGCCACGCAACAGCTCTTTCCAGTCAGCCAAACGACCGCGGTGTGACCGCTCAAGACTTCGGCTGATGTACGCGTGGTGAAGGTGCGAGGCGGGTCGCCGCGCACCTCTGAATATGCGACGGTGGCGCCCACGCTCACGCGGGCATTCCAATCGTCGACCGCGTTCTGCGGATTCGTTCTGCGGTTCACTATCTTCTCTCCCGGCTGTTGGGATAGCGGGTGTGACCACCGTAGCGGGCGCGGGTTACGTGGTCACAGGTTCCAGTTCCGCGCGTTGGTACGGACGATTGGCGATCGCTTTGATCAGATCGAGCCCGCGCTCCCGATTGACGGGACTCTTCGTCTTGCGAACCCTATGCCCGGTGCGCTCGTACACGAGCACGACGTGATAGAGCTTTTGCATCGTCTTCCTCCTATAGCGGGAGCGGTTGCTACGCGGCATGCAGCCGGGAAACGAGGGGATGCGCATAGCCCCCGGTATCGAACCGAACGCGGACGCGACGCACGCAGGGAACGTTGAGCCGTTCCTCGTTCCATTGGCCGTGAAACCATTCTTTACGGCCCTCGACGGTTGCCGCTTTTACGCGGCCGGACTGCGTGGTCCAGGTGACGCGCTCGCCTTCATGCGGCATCGCGCGGTATGCCTTCCGGCGTTGACGGGCGTTCATCGTCGTTCCCCTCATGCGGTATTGATCGGAGGTGCTGCTGGCACGTCACGCCTTCAGCAGAATCATCTATATGATTTGGATTCCGAAAAATATTGATATCGGATCTACTTCTGGCTTCCTGACTGCGCTCAAGGAATGACACTGGAGACCAATGCAATTCGATCAGGGCAGTCTGAGCTTTCAAGGGCGCGCACTCGGCAAGGTGCCGCTGCGCTGAGCGGGGAGGTGCGGAGGATCCGCCACCGAATGCGCGCTCTTGAGAGCATGAATTGCAACAGCGCTCAGGGAGGGCGCCTCGATACCACTACGGGGTGTCGATGGATACGGGCTGTTTAGAGCCGCCGCGCCGGCTTGAGGCGCCCTCACTGAAAGTTGTTGACGGTGTCGGGAGCTATCCCGTTTCTCGGCTACACCGTTGAGCCGGCCGGTTGCTCCCTGTACTGCGGTCCCGGCGCGCTAGCACTCTTAAAGATCATCCGCTTGGGCGGTGGCGCAGCGTCCTGCGCTGCGTTGAGATTGATAATCACATACGTGATTTGTCGAGTCAACACATTTGTGATTATTCCGCGCGAAGCGATCGAGGTAAATGTATGAACGATATCGACTTGCAGGAGATGTGCGCCTTGACGCATAAAACTGCTGCACAGCAGCCCTCGAAGGCCATTGTGTCCGGTTGCGGCCAGTTCCTGAGGGGCTGTATTGGTCGATCGCGAGCGCGGGGAATGACATTTCCTTTGTCAATTCGGTCTGCCATTCCGGATGCTCGTGACGGATGCCTCTTGACACAAAGCCGTCGCTTGAGTCGCTGTAGTGGCTACAACCGCTTTCGAGCTTCAAGAGCCATCTGGCTACGCGATTTCCGGAGGCTAGAGATTCTCCCGGCCCCGCACTGTCCATCCGGCGTATACATTGGCAGGAGCAACCATGCAAGGTTGGCAGTTGTCTCGCGCTTCAGGAAATTTGACCTAGTGCAACGTTTCCCGGACTTGGGCACTGCGTTAATGCGCCTGAAAAGCGTCGCGTAGTCCAATCTTAGCGGTCGCAGGGGGCAGCAAGAAGTTCGTCACGACCTAAACCTGTGTTCGAAGCGAGCCGAGAGACTAAACTCAGGGTCAATCGGCGTGACGGCGTGGTGTCGTTCGCTATGCAAGCACACGGAAAATGATTTTCGATATCTCACCCACCCAGATTGAATCTCTGAACAGCTTGCAACTGGTCGAATTGTTGCGAAAACTACTTCATGCCGAAGCACAAAGCGCAGGAATAGCCCTTCGGGGCGTCTCCGTGCCCCTGCAGATCACCATTGCGGACGGGGGGGAGGATGCCCGGGTGCAGTGGAACGGTGGGAATGAAGACACTGACTACCTCCCTTGCCGCATGAATGTATTCCAGTCCAAAGCAACAGATCCCGAGCCAGCTGGCTGGAAGAGGGAGGTCTGGACAAAGGCCTCACAGAGAGAAGGCGTGCCGCGGGTATTGAACGACGCCGTTTCGGCCGCGATTGCCGCACGCGGTGCATACATTGGATTTACGTCGGCTGCGATCGTTGGTAACAAGCTAACTCGGCGTATCGCCGGAATCAGGGAAGGCATTCGCGAGGCTGGCGCGAATCCCGACGATCTGATTGGCATCGCGATCTATGACGCCAATCAGATCGCAGCCTGGGCCAGCCAGCATCCTTCCGTCGCGGTCTGGCTGAACGAAGCACAGACCGGCCTTCCTTTGGGCGGGTTCCAGACGATTGACAGTTGGGGCGGACGCGCCGATTTTGCTACCATCAAGTTCGTCGATGATGAGGCTCCCCGCTATGACGTCGGCGAGAGTGGTAACGGAAAAGCCCATTCCGGCGATGTGCTGAATTCCCATCAGGCGCGCGAGCGCATTTTTGAGCACATAGCCGAGCCGAAGCGATGTGTTCGAGTCATCGGTCCGTCCGGGATCGGCAAGTCCCGCTTCGTATATGAGCTATTCCGTGACCGGAACACCTTGGAAAGAGTTATCACAGGTGTATCGGCGATCTACTGCGACTTTCGTAGCATTGGACAGGAGCGTCTTCTCCAGGTTGTCGAAGCCATGGCAGGGCGGAGCGTTCCGGCGCTAGTTGTTGTCGATGAGTGCCCGCGTGAATCAGCGTCAGTTCTGGCGGACATCGTGTCTGACGCGCGTAGTCGACTTCGACTGATCACCATCGATATAGACGATCGCACGATTACTGCGGAGAGTGTTCTCAATATTTCGGTGTCGAGAAGCGATGATGCGCTTGTTGAAGGAATCATTCGGCAACGGGCCCCGACAAGCGACGGCACAACGATTTCTTACCTCAAGAATCTTAGTGGCGGGTTTCCCCGAATCGCCGTTCTTGCCACGGACAATCATCTGGGAGGTATGCCGGCACTTAAGTCCATGGAGGACGTGGTCGAACGGGTCTTGACAGGCTGTGGCGTTGGCGAGCGGGACCAAGTACGCGCCATCGAATGCTTGGCACTATTCGAGCGCGTAGGGGCTGAAGACAACGTGGCAGGACAGCTCGATCTCGTCGCCGAACGGCTCGCGCGGCAATCCGGTGACGAAATGTATGAGCACCTGTCCGCGGCATCGAAGCACGAACTGGTGGACCGCCGCGGTCCTTTCTTTCGGGCGCAGCCATTGCCAATCGCCGCCTTTCTCGGGGCCAGAAGAATCGAGCTACTGCGCACCGAAACGATCATCCATTTCATCGAGTCTGCTCCGAACGAGCTGGTGGTCGCGCTTTTAGAGCAGTGGAGGTATTTTGATCGGACGCGCACCGCCGTCTCGGTGGCCGAAAGGCTGGTAGGGCGAGAAGGGCGTTTCGGGACGCTGGCCGCTTTGAGTTCTGAGTTTGGAGCTCAATGCCTGCACGCCTTATGTCATGTCGCACCGAACGCCTGCGCCGAAACAGTACGGCGAGTCTTCGGCGAATTGCCGCTTGATGAACTCAGGGAGCTCGGAGATGGGCGGCGTTTTCTCGTGCACACGCTCGAAAGACTTGTCTTTCGCCATCAGTCGTTCCGTTTGGCAGCTCATCTTCTGATGCGTCTCGCAGCAGTCGAGACGGAAAACTGGAGCAACAACGCAACGGGGCAGTTCAAGCAGCTGCTCCAGATAGATTTAAGTGGCACCGAGGCAGAACCTTCGGAAAGGTTTGCGGTAATAGATCATGGAATCGCATCTGGCGACGAGCGAATCATTGCAGTTTGCATCGACGCGCTCGAGGTGAGCCTTGGCCGCACATATTCCTCCCGGATCGCGGGCGCTGAGGAAATCGGCAGCCAACCGCCGTTGCGGGATTGGCATCCACAAACTTGGGAGGAGGTATTCGATTTCCATCGACGAAGCCTCGCTACGCTTGAGCGGATTCGCTCCACGTACGCGTCTTTCGAAAGCCGCTGCGATGAAGTTCTTGCAACGAGTCTGCGGGGAATTATCTGCGAACCTCTCATCACCGAAATTGAGACAGCCGCGAATGCCGTCGCGCAGCGGCGCGGCGTCTGGCTGGAAGGAATTCGGGCGGTTGGATCGTGGCTCTATTTTGACCGCAAGGCCTATCCAGAGGAATTGCAGGGTCGAGTAAGGGTTTTGTATGACAAGCTGATGCCGACGGACCTGATTCAACTCGCCCTTCTTTATACAAAATTCTGGGCTAGTGACCTTTACGACCCCGATCTGGAATACGACCAGAGCGACGATGCCACTCTGGCCTTCGATTACTCGTCGCGAAAGGCCAAAGAGGTTGCCGTGCAGATTGCGCAGGACGATAAACTGGTCGCGCGCGCAGTTCTCGAAATGGCGCCTCAGAAGCTCAACAATTCCCACCCCTTTGGCTACGAGCTGGCAAGAAATGTCGCTGACCCGCTGGCGACTTTCAAGCTTGCTGTCGAGATTATCAGCACGTCCGCGAATCTGGAGGGACTAGGATTTCTTCGGGGCCTGCTCGGCGGTATCGACGACCGCGACAGTGACGTTGCTGACGAGTGCGTGCGACTGGCGCTCGAGTGCGACGCGCTAAGACGCGGAGCCATCGATATCTACACTGCCGTGAAAGTCTCGGCGGAGCGGCTCACGGAAATCGTCGAGAGCGTCAAGGCAGGGACCCTGGCCGCGGCTCACTGTGTCTATCTATCCTATGGCCAAGGGCTAGCGCACTTGAGCGCCAATCAGATCCTCCCGTTAGTCGACGAACTTGCGAACAACCACAAAGGGGAAGGCGTCTGGTCTGCCCTTGAAATCATCACGATGTACCAGCATGGTCGGACTGTTTTCGATTCTGACCTAGTTGAACGCTCGAAAAGCATACTCGTATCGTCGACGCTAGTTGGGGAAGTCAGGCGTGGCAACCGGAACGGCTACCTTTTCGAAAACATGGTCAGGCAGCTTAACGAACACGCTGCACTTGACGACCGTTTTGCGGCGAAGTTGGGCGAGCAGTTCGTCCGTCTCTGCGTACTCAGCAAATATGATGCCTTCGATGCGCTTGATGATGCGGTCCGGAAGGTCGTCAAACTCCTAGTCACAGAACGGCCGCTCGAGTTGTGGGAAGTGGTTGCGCGGTTTGTAGAGCGCGCAACCCCGACCGAGCGATCCCGCCTGACTCGACTCGTCGGGCAGTCAAGCAGAGGGTTTAGGCGTCAAGATGATAGCGAGAACGGCGCAGGTCCCTTGTACGGTATTCCAGAGTCAGAGTGTTTCGCATGGGCGGATGCCGATGCACCAAACCGCTCGCCGTTTCTTTGCGAGTTCTATCCGCTCTTAGACAAAGATGATGCTGGAAATATGATGTGGAACCCTGCCATGGAAAGGCTTGCGGCCAGATACGGTGAGCATGCAGCATTTCGTGATGCGCTTACCAGCCGACTCCATATTGGTGCCTGGTCGGGTTCATTGATCCCTTATCTCGAGGCCTACTTCGCTCCTCTCGAGGTCTGGTACCGCCATACAGTTTTCCAACTTGCCCAGTGGGCGAAGGAAACGCGCCGCGCGCTCGACGTGCGCATCGCGTCAGCAAAGCAGATGGAAGGGGAGGAATCTTGATTGAGCGAAGTTTGATTAGCCGGCGCTTGCACGACGAGGAACAGAGCAGAGGCGACAGATTCCTTGCGGACCATGCGTGACGAGAAGCAGTCGTGCTCGATCGGTCTTATGCAACCGCCGAAGCGGGTTGAAAGCTAGTCGATTCCTTGGCAAACTACTGTATATACATACAGTTGTTTGAGATTATTGGAATGCGAGGGCGGCTGATGAGAGAAGAAGCAACACCGCACCTTCGGTGCAAACCGGGGGATCTGGCAAGGGTGATCCACTCGATCAATCCTGCATTGATCGATCAGATTGTCGTCGTAGAAGGGTGGAGGGAGGAGCATGGCCGCTGGGCCGTTTGCCTTCTGGGAAGGGCGGTGCTAGGTGTTACGTTATCGGCCCAAGAGCCGATCATCACATCTCGGTATGGATTTCGCGACTCATCTCTTGAGCCGTTGCCGCCGGAGATTGCCGTGCCGCGCGGAAAGGCGGTTAGTCACCCGCGCCGAGCTTATCTGATGCGTGGAGCATCCGAAGTATCAGTTTGAACGTGGTTTCTGGTTCGCCAGCCTGATCTGCCTTTATGATGGCGTCGATCACTGCGCGGGCTGATTCGCTCGCGCTCGTGATCGCGTCGTCGTAGGTTGTACGAGCCTTTGAATTTGCTGCTGGCTCGCCTCGCCCTTCGGCAAGCCATAGAGCGTTGACTCCCAGAACAGCTGCGATCTGCGGGAGGCGTCGGGCGCTATTGCGAGTTCCAGCCTCCAAGTTTCCTATGGTCGACTGGGATACGCCGGCTTTCTTGCCAAGCTCCTCTTGGGACAAGTCCGCCTCCTGGCGGGCCCACTTCAGTCTGTCGGCTAATGTATACATATCACAATCGTAATAGGTAGTGCCATTCGATTTGTGTTGACTTGGCCAAACACAAATGTGATTATTGGGTGCATGGATATTCAAATTGCCATCACCGAGCTGCTCCGCTCGGGTATGACCCAGGCGCAACTTGCCAAGTTGATCCCGTGCTCTCAATCGCTCGTTTCGGCACTTCTCAACGGAACGAGGGGGGCGCGTACGTCACACAAGATCGCAAGCAGAGTGGTGGAGCTTCACGGGTCACATGTGGCGAGCTTTCGCTAGGCGGGGATCGCATGAAGCGCCTGTACGCACGTCTGGTCCTCTGGTTGGTCCGGCCGGCGCTTGAAGTCGCCCTGAACGACAGAGATCGGCAGGGCGATTCCATGTGGCGCATGAAATGCGTTGTTTCAGTTTCCGGGCGCCAGTGGACGCTCGCGAAGGACGGTTCGCTTGACCTTACTCGCGACGAAGCACTGCCTTCAGAAGATCGCTCCGATCTGCCAGCAACGCCCTGAGTGGGCTTTCGAACGACTCTTGATCGCCAGTCGACGGCGGAGCTGCCAAGAAGTAGGAAACGCTGTCCTCCAGTGCAGTTTGGTTGAAGCCTGGCGAGTCTTGAATCGATGCCTTCAGCGCTGTCAGTGCGGCGAGCACGCCGAAGCGAAAGCTGTCCAGTTCGCGAAGAAGTTGTTCGTTGGATGTGGTCATGCGGGCCCCGTTGTTTGGTTGTTGAAGTGGATAGAGCCTTCGATTCTCGCATAGCGGTGGTCCGCATTCAGTTGTGGTGTACGCAGTTTAGAAAATTCGACCTTCAAGGTCATTCAATCAGTTTTGAACGGAGTTGAGTTGCTATGAACACGATTGAGGTCATCCGGAGACCCAGCATTGAGCGGGCATTCCGGGAAGCGCTGAGCGATCCGCGCAGCCGCGGGCCGGTCGCCGACGCGCTCGGCTGGGACGATTCGCAGGTGAGCCGGTTCCTATCGGGGAATCTCGGCGTGCCGATCAACAAGATCGACGCGGGGCTGAACGCGCTTGAGCTGCGCGTCGTCTCGCGAGAGTACCTGGACGGGCTGTCGACGATGAGCAAGGTTGGTGTGAACTGCCACTGCGCACGGGAAGGGTTCGGGGAGTGCGGCGGTCGGTGGTGATGTAAGAAGCGGACCCAGGCAAAAGCGTTTTCGACGGAGAGTGCTTCTGTCTTGGTTTAGTAATCCTAACAAATAAATCTATGGAAACCGATCAGATCGACCGGCAGGCCGAAATGCGTCAGCGGAGCCTGGCCATTCCGGAAGAGGTGAAACGCATCGTGCGAGATGCCAGCCAACACCCGAAGTACCCGCGCAAGTGCCTGTCGTGTGGGGCGTCCGAATCCCTCGACGGCTCCGTGCCGTGCGGCCACTGAAATGCCCCGCTTCCATTGCCGCTGCCGGAACTGCGAGACGCGCCGGGTGCTGAAGAAGCGCCCGGACGAGTACGTACGGCAGCCACAATGCGACGTCTGCAGCCGGCGCGATTTCCGAATCGACTCTTGGATGCAGAAGCGCAACACGCGCCTGATGGCGTGCACGTGCGCCGGTTACTGGTTCTGGCATCGGCGCGGCTCGCTGTACTGCTGGCACCGAGCCGACGGCTCAATCCGATCACCCGGCGATCCTGATTTTGCGGATCGCAATCCGCCGCCCGATGCGCTGGCGGCCTGAATTTCTCTTCTGGAGGGAACGTGGCAAAAAGCTCCGTTGAAGCATATGGCGCGCAGAGCAAGGTAACTGCGCTAGCGATGGACCCGAACGACCTCGAGCTCGTTGTTGACCCGTCTCACCCACTGTACGACCGGCGCGTGCATCAAGAGCCGAACCCGAAGACGGTGTTGAACTACCGTGCGATTGGAGTGCGTAAACCGGTGCTGTTCTACAAGGATCCGGAGACCGGCAAGAACCTGGTCATCGACGGCCGCACGCGGGTGATCAATGCACGTGAGCTCAATCGGCAGTTGATCGCCGCCGGCGAGCCGCCGATCACAATCCCGGCGATCCCGCAGAAGGTTATCAACGACGGTGGGAAGTCGTTCCCTGCCGTGATGGTTAGCACGAACGAGATCCGCAAAGAGGATTCGCCCATTAACCGCGCCGAGAAGATGGCGCGCATGCTCGACGTCGGCCACACGGAGGAAACCGTCGCAACCATGTTCGGCGTCGAGGTGCCGACGGTCCGCCAGCAGTTGAAGTTGCTCGATTGCACGGCTGCCGTCCGTGATGCGCTCGAGGCCGACCAGATCACCGTCTCGAACGCGCTGAAGCTCGCGAAGCTGACGCCGGATCAGCAGCGTCAGAAGGTGCAGGCAGTCATCGCGGCGGCCGACGGCAAGGAAGGGCATGCGAAGTCGCGGGCACAGCAGGCTGTGCTGATCGGCTGCGCGGCCCCGCGCATGCGCACCCGCAAGCAGATCGCTGCGGAGCTCGAGAAGGCGACAGGCGAGCGTGCCGACGTGCTGCGGTGGGTGCTCGGGATCGATGCCGCGGCGTCGACTACCGAGCCTGCGGATCCTCGGCAAATGTCGATCGACGGGGCTGCATGAGCATCAAGGTCCAAACAATGGTGTGGGACCGGTATCCGGGCGAAGACCATGAACTGTTGCTTGCCCTGAAGCTGGCCGACTTCTGCGACGACAACGGGGAACACATCTTCCCGAGCATCGAAAGGCTCGCAGAAAAGACGCGCCGCTCGGTGCGTGCCGTGCAGTACCAGCTCAAGAGCATGGTGGAACGCGGATGGTTGATTCTGGTTGCCAACGCGGGAGGTGGTCGTGGTCGCGCCTGCGAGTACCGCATCAATCCCGACTGGATAAACGGTGCAGAGATTGCACCCATTTCCGCTGGTTCAAAGGGTGCAACGGATGCACCCATCGGAAACGGTGCAACGAGCAGCAAAAAGGGTGCAACGAGTGACGGAAAGGGTGCAACGGGTTTCGCAAAAGGGTGCAATGGGTTGCACCCGATTCACCATGAACCACCACAGGAACCGTCAGAGAACCACCAAGGCGCACGGCGTGCGCCCAAAGTTGCGGCTCACGGCGAGCTGCAGTCGATCGAACTGCCGGACTGGCTGGCGTTCGAGGACTGGGACATGTGGTGCGAACACCGCGAGGCGAAGCACAAGGACGCGCCATGGACTCGCCCGGCGGCGACTGTGTCGATCCGGAAGCTGACGAAACTGCGTTCGCTGGGCCAGGACCCGAAGGCGTGCATCGAGGAAGCCGTGCTGCGCGGCTGGACGGGCCTATTCCCGCTGAAAGGCGATGTGGCAGCGACGTCGTCGGGCTCCGATAACGCGATCGCTCCGGACTGGTGGAGGACGGCGCCAGGCATTCGCAAGCTCGGCAAGCAGCTCGGCATTGAAGAGAAACCGAATCAGGTCTTCGAGCAGTACAAGGCGAAGGTGTTCAAGGCGGCCGGCCCGGGCGAATGGATGGAAGACATGCTGAGCACGGTCAGCCGCGAAAGCGAAGAGCGCTATGAGGCGCTGTACGCCTACTTCAACGACATTCCGCGAGATCAGGGCGCGCAACAGGTGGAGGCATGACGAAACGAAGCACATGGCCGATGCGCGTCGACGCGGGTACGAGGAAGGTCGGCACGGCGCGTGTTCGTGACAACTCGAGGACCAAGATGACTACGGCACAAAAGGCCGTTTCCGATGCGACTGGCAATCGGCCGCACGTCGACGCCGGTTTCGATGAAATCAGTGACGGAATCGATGCGGCACCGGTCCTGACACCGGCATATCGCCAGCCTGATGCGAAGACGCGGATGCAGGCGCTGGGCCGGCTCAAGAGCGGCCAGATGAACAAGACGGAACAGCGTTACGCCGATCACCTTGAAGCGCGCAAGCAGGCTGGCGAGATCGCCTGGTATCGATTCGAGGGTATCAAGTTCCGTCTCGCGGACAACACTTTCTACACGCCGGATTTCGCGGTGATGCTCGCGAGTGGCCAACTCGAGGCGCACGAAGTCAAAGGCCACTGGCAAGACGACGCGCGCGTGAAGGTGAAGGTCGCTGCGGACCAGTACCCAGTCCGGTTCCTGGCAGTGACGGCCGGTCGTGCAAGGGACGGTGGTGGTTGGCAGGTGGAGGAATTCTGATGAGCGGCGGAAAGATGAGCTTCACGCAACGATGCATCTGTGAGCGTCTTGGAGAGAGTCCCGGCATTACGTTGCGGGCACTTTCATCGCAGCTGCGATCCACGCCTGACAGCATGAAGCGCACTGTGAACCATCTGATTTCTACCGGGTATATCAGGCTCGGGCGGCGGGGCAAGAAGGGTTACGAGTTGCATCTTACTGGCAAGGCGTTCCCTGCGTCGATCGAGGTGATGCCGGCCGACAAGCGCCGCTACTTCGCGTTCGAGGTTGGAATTGCCGCGGTCATTCCGGCAATTCGAGCGATGGTCGACGTTGGGCGAGCGTCGGCATGAAGCGCTCAGGATTCAAGCCGCGCACGAAGCCGATGTCACGAGGGTCATGGTCACGGAAAAGTTCGCCGTTGCCGGGACGTGCCCCGCAGCAGGTGAAGAACAGGCGCGGCCCGAGACGACCGACCGTCGCAGAAGGCCTGAAATACCTCGAGGCCTGCCGCGGCGAACCGTGTTACCTGCGGGTGCCAGGCATTTGCAGGCGAAACCCGATCGACGAAACCGTGGTGCCGTGTCACTCGAACCAGTCGCGCCACGGGAAGGCTGGGGCAATGAAGGCGAAAAACGAATTCACGGTTCCCGGCTGCGGCGCGTGTCACGCGTGGATCGACCAGAACCGCGTCGGCACGCCGAAACAGATCAAGTTCGACGTGTGGGATCGGGCATTTGAGGAATGGGCGCCGGTTCGGGCCAGAAAGATGGGAGAGGCGAATTGCCAGTGAGGATGTGGGTTGAGATTCCCGACGGGACGTATAGCGTTCCGAGACGTCGCGGGCGCGGCGGGATTGTGTTTTCCGAACACACGCGCGAGATCGATGCGACGGTATTCCGCATCGCCCGTATTGCGACCGCCAAGCGGCAACTGATCACGGCCGTCGAAGTGGACGCGTTCATTCCGGAAATGTACCGGGCGCGTATCGCGAAGAGTGATCCGCGCTGGATCGAGCCGGGCGTGTTCCGGACAAGGGCTTACGTCTACCGCAACAAGAAATCGCGCGTACTCGGGCAGTTCCTTGCGAGCGGGGCACTCGAAATCGATTTGAGAGACGAGGCATGAGCGCCGCCGCATGCATTTTGTACAGCGACGTTCCCGAGCTGCTGTTGACGTCCGCGATTCGCCATCGTGACGGAGTAACCCAAGCGGATCTCATCGCCTTCGACGAATGTCCATTCAGCGGTGAGATCACAGAGACTGAACATGGCACGCAGATAGCGTTTCCGTGGCCCCGCAACCGGACGATGCGCCATGCGATCGGCGATTGGCTCACGCACTACGGCATTAACTTCACGGTCGTCATGTAACGACTAACGACCGGTGTCTCAAGCAAATCGAAAATAGGATGAACATGACGATCGACGAAAGCAACCAGATCGAAGAACTGCTCGACGAATGGTACGACTGGCAGGCAGGTTATGTGCCGAGCCTTGGTTATGGGCGCGTCGATCCGTCGTGTCGTGGCTTCTCGGAAGACGAACGCACGTTGACGGCCGACGAGCGATCGGAGGAGGCCGACCGGAAGGCGGCGAAGAAGCGGGCCGAACAGGTTGACGTGTGCGTTGACGCTTTGACGTGGCAAGAGCGCGCAGCAATCCAGCGACACATGAAGGCGAAGCGAATTGGCGCGATGAACGAGGCATGCGACGCAAAAGTCTGGAGCAATCCGCGCGGACTCGATGTGTCGGACGCTCATGCGAGCTATCAGGCTGCGAAGGCGATGTTGTATCCGTACGTGAGTGAGCGTGGTCTGTTGAAGGAGGCGCGCGCGGCCAATAGTGAATAAGGCGCTGTCATCGCCATTTGCGCTGTGTCTGTAGGCATCCTGCATATAAAGACTATACGACTTGGCAAAGTTTTGAGAGTATCGCCACGCCTTTTGTACAATCGCAAGTGAGAGTCGAATTAACTTACCAATTCGAAAGATTGCGTAATAAAAAAGAAAGGTGTGCAGATGGACACGCATGACTTGGTTCGAGCAATACGAGGCGGTCTGATTCAGCAGGATCGCCTTCTTAAGCTTGACACGCCGTTAGGCAATGATGTGCTGCTTCCGCATCAGATGGTCGGTCAGTCCCGTCTCGGGCGTCATTTCGAATTTGTTGTCGATGTTGTGTCGACAACATCGAGTATTGAGCTCAAGAACCTCATAGCTCAGCCCGTGACGTTGTGGATCCAGCAGCGCGATGGGACATATGCGCCACACAATGGCTACGTGCACACGGCGAGGCGCCTTGGTGCCGATGGTGGTTTAACGTTCCACCAGATCACCGTAGCCTCTTGGATGCACTTCCTCCGATTTCGTCGCGACCAGAAAATCTGGCAAGACAAGTCTGTCGATTCGATCATCACCGACATCTTTAATGCGCATCCGCAAGCACGCGGCTTCTTCGAGTTTCATCTTTCCAAGTCATTGCCGTCGCTATCTTTCTGCCGCCAGGATGAGACGGATTGGAACTTCGTCCACCGGCTTCTGGAGGCTGAAGGGCTTTACGGCTACTGGAAGCACGATGGCGATGGTAAGACGCATCGGCTTGTTATCACCGATCGCCTGACTGCGCTAGACCAGGCGGTGCCGCTCTCGTTCACTCGCGCCGGCACAACTATCGCTTCCGATGGACTTACTCAGTGGAGCGGTAGCCGCACGCTCCAAAGCACATCGCTCACGACTCGCACGTTCGACTACAAGAACCCAGGGAGCGTGTTCAACTCAAAGGGCACGTCCTTGCCGACGATGCCGAATCAGGGCGATCTGCCTGAGCAGGCGGAAGTCTATCAATACACCGGTGCGTACACTTTCATGGCACAGGAGCGGGGAGATGCCCTGTCTAAGACGCGTCTCGAGGAGTGGGAATCTCGATCGAAGCGCTTTTTCGGCATCGGAGGCTGGCGTGCTGCTGACGTTGGCAAGCGGTTCACCTTGAATGGGCATCCCGAGCATGACGGCGACTCCGGTGAGCAGCGCGAATTTGCCGTCATCGCGGTGCGTTGGACTATCCGAAACAACCTGCCGGTTACGCGTGCGTCGGCACGAATGCCTCACAGTCTCGATCAGCAGATTGAGGAATCGGGGATTGAAGACATGTACGGAGCTACGCCCGCGCCTGTAGCTCTTGATGGACCCACGGGCGCTTATCAGGTCGAGATCGAGGCCCAACGGACCACCGTTCCGTTCAGGAGCCCGTTTGAACATACGAAACCGACAACGCATCTCGAGACTGCAATTGTGGTCGGCCCGCAAAATGAAGAGGTTTACACCGACGAGTTGAATCGCATCAAAGTGCGCTTCATTTGGGATCGAGTCAATGAAGGTAACGAAAGCGCATCGTGTTGGGTGCGCGTTGCGCAGTCAGATACTGGGAACGGGTACGGCTCAGTCCACCTCCCGCGGGTCGGCGAAGAAGTCTTGATCGATTACGTCGGAGGAGACTGTGACCGTCCGATCGCAATGGCACGCGTGTATAACGGTGCAACGAAACCTCAATGGCATACGAATGGGTTGCTATCAGGTTACCGGTCGAAAGAGTTCGCCGGAGCCGGATACAACCAGATGGTAATGGACGACTCGACTGGCCAAAACAGGGTGCAGCTTTTCAGCAGCCAAGCGAACTCAGCACTTCATTTGGGTTACCTGATCGATCAAGCGGGCAATGCTCGTGGTGACTATCTGGGGAGTGGCTTCGATTTACGGACGGACAATTACGGTGCCGTCCGAGCGAACCGTGGGCTCTATGTTTCGACGTATCCGAAGACGGTCAGCAGTCAGCCCCTCGACGCCCGCGAAACTCAACAGCAGTTAGTGCGGGCAGAAAGCTTGATCGAGTCACTGTCGGACGCGACCAAGGCTCATAACGCCGAGGATCTGCAGGCAGGGTATGACGCTCTCAAACAGCTGACCGATGCGACGCAAGAGGCCGCCACGGGTGCGGCGTCTGGTGGCCGTACAGCGGGCGGCGGTACTGGTTCCGCGAACGTTTTCAAAGAGCCCATCATGCTGTTTGGCAGCCCGTCGGGTATCGCGCTCTCGAGCAACGAATCAGCACACCTGTCTGCTGCCCAACACGTTAACATCGTGAGCGGTCAGAGCACGCATCTCGCTGTCGGAAAATCACTGATCGCGAGTATCGCTGACAAGCTCAGCATCTTCGTCCAGGGCGCAGGGATGAAGTTGTTTGCCGGCCGCGGGAAGGTCGAGGTCCAGGCGCATTCGGACAACATCGAACTGACCGCGCAGAAATCGGTAAAAGTCCAATCGACAACCGCGAAGGTTGAGGTTGCAGCCGACCAAGAGATCTACCTTACTTCTGGTGGCGCTTACATCCGCATCGCAAATGGGGATATCCAGATCCATGCACCAGGCAAGATTGATATCAAGGGAGCATCGCACAGCCTGGACGGGCCGACGGCACAAGGCTACGTGCTTCCTGGGCTACCTCATGCCGGCGACGCGCCCCGATATCATGAGCAGTTCCATCTGGTCGAGGACGACGGCGAGACAGTATTACCACACACGCGCTATGAAATTGAGAGCGAGTCGGGGAAGAAGTGGACCGGCTACAGCGACGCCGATGGTTTTACGCAGCATATCTACACTGAACAGCCGGAGTCCCTATCTCTGACGATCTACAAGGAGGTCGATGATGACGACGAAGACCAAGAAGCGTAAGACTGTAAAGCGCCATGTGAGGCATGCGTCGACGACCAATGCTGATCAAAATTCACTGACGAAAGCAGTTATCCAGAACGACGTTGGCGAATGGGTACGGCCTGCGACGGGAGACAAATTTTACATCGACGAAACAGCCAAATTCCCTTCGGTGACGTTCGAAATCAAGACCACCGAGCCGCCTCCTTATCAATGGAAGTGGACGATCGTATGGGACGCGCAGGTTAGTCCGTTTCGAAAATCGGGTAAGCGTGGTAAGAAGGTCAGGTCATTCTCGGAGACGGGCTCTTTCACGAGTAACGATACGACGTGGGAAGCGACGCTCAATGACAAGATCCTTGGCGGGAAGCTGTCTGTCGAAGTCAAGGCAGGTAGCACCGAATTCCGGCGGACGGTGTTCGTCCTTGGTAAGAATCCGTCGAAGGATGACGTGCTTGCGTATCTAAAGCAGATTCCGAACACCATTGGCTTTGACTTGATCCTAGAGCAAGAGAGCCACTTCAAGAATTTTTGGGATACCGACAACGAGCCGGTGGTCGCGGGCGACAAAGGTTTCGGTATGACTCAGATGACCCATCCCTCGCCGACGTATGAGCAGGTGTGGAACTGGAAAGAGAACATGAAGGCGGGAACGTCGCTGTTTCAGCAAAAACAGAGGGATGCGATCTCCAGCTTCAAGGGGCATCCATATACTGAGGACCAGTTGAAACACGAGACCTTCACAAGATGGAACGGCGGCAGTTACTATCAGTGGAACGCGAAGACGCAGCAGCTCGAGCGTCAAGATATGCTATGTGACTCGCAGACCGGCAATATCGGCTGGAACCCCGCCGATCCCACAAATGCGGGCAAGACGGAAGCAGAGTTGCATGAGCGCGACAAGGACGAGTACAAAAAGATGAAGGCTGGTCAGGGCAAAGACCATCGATGGACCTATTCAGGTATTTGTTATGCCGATCACATTCTCGGAAACTAAGTGGTGGTTGTGTGCAGCGGCGCTTTCGATTGCCGCAAGCGCGTTCGCAGAGACCGCAGCACCTAATTCGATCCGGCTGTCAAATGGCCGTGAGATGCAACAAGACGGTAAGCACTTGGTCGAGGTCGATGTTGGACACCATCGCTCAGCGACGGTGCAATTGCCGCCGGCACTTCGTCGCGCCGTAGCTTCCGCATCGAGTATTGGATTCCCATCGGCGAGCTCGAAGGTCGTCGACGGGAAGGAGTTCGTATTGGTTGTTGTGAACCAGTCGTCCAGCAACAATCCGATGGGCTTCTGCGGATCGGGAGAGGAAGGTACCCTCTACGTCCTCCAAATGAAGGGAAATGCCGCCGCCTCGAAGTATGCGATGCCCGTGCAAAGCTGTTTGAATAGCGTGTCGCTCGATACCGATGTGAACAATCGCTCACCGTACCTTGCGATCGAATGGCTAGACGGCCCCCCTGGTTTCAAGATTGCATGGACCAATATCGACGATGCTGGTCCTGCAACCCGTGAGTATCGCTACAACGGCAGTACATTCGTCGAAAGCAAGAAGTAATTTTTGTCGATGCAGGCGTGCAAAACTTCTGCGACATTGTCGGCAGTGTGCCGAGTAGCTCGGTCCGGTCGACGAGCTCACTCGCGGTCAAGTGTCGCACCTCTGAAAGTTGTGCGGTCTCCTGCTGGTGACCGAGGCTTCCATTGGAATCCACACATGCAGGATATCATCGTGCTCCTTCGCTCAAGTCAAAACGTCTATCATGTGCACGACACAACAATTGGAGGAATGCATGGCAACCTACAAGGAACTGAAAGCGCAAGCGGAGGCATTGGCCGAGAAAGCAGAGGCTGCGCGCCGGGCCGAGATGCAATCCATTATCGATGACATTCGTGCCAAGGTCGCGGAGTACGGCATCACCGAGAAGGACATCTTCGGAGTGCGTCGTGGCAAGTCAGCAAAGCAACAGAAAGCTGCGGCGGAGGCGAAATATCGCGATCCGAAGACTGGCGCGACATGGTCGGGCCGTGGCCGTGCACCGGCTTGGATCAAGGATGCCAAGAATCGGAATCGATTCCTGATCGAGGAGTAAGTCTTTTTAGTAATTGGGGGTTGTAAACCCGCCCGCGTTTCGCTATATTGACGACGTCGGGCGCGAGGTGCGCCCAAATGAAGCCCGCCCGGTTCGCCGCGCGGGCTTTGTTCGTTTACGCGCAAAAAATTGCCGCAAGGTACGTCTATGCCGACACGCCCGATGAAACCCTGTAAGCACCGGGGATGCGGTGCGCTCGTTGCAGACGGCAAAACGCACTGCGACAAGCATGCGCACGAGGCCGTCAAGTGGAAGCCTGATGCCGTTCGCGGTAATCGCCATGCTCGGGGATATGGAAGTGCATGGGAACGGATCAGGCTGCGCATTCTGCGCCGCGACAATGGCCTTTGTCAGCCGTGCCTACGAGCCGGACGCGTGACATCGGGGACATCTGTCGATCACGTTGTTCCGAAGGCAAAGGGCGGCACTGATCGCGACGAGAATCTGCAAGCGATCTGCAGCGGTTGCCACGCAGCGAAGACGGCCCGGGAGCGACTGCGGTGACGCGCGCATGGCAAACCTGAGGCGGGGCGTCCCGGGCGGGGTGTGGTCGGGGCGGGGCCGGCGGGGAGGGAGGGGGGGTAAAAAAGTTTGGGAGATGCCGCCTCCGGGACCGCCCGCCTCGTCGAATTTTTACGCCCGCGAAATTAAAAAATCAGGAGTTGGCCGTTGGGAGGTATTGCATCAGTGCCGGGTCGGGGCAGGAAACCCAAGCCGACAGCACGGAAAATCGCCGCGGGAAACCCGGGCAAACGCGCGCTGAATAAGGACGAGCCGGATTTCGGCTTGGTCACGAACATAGAGCCGCCGGAGTGGATTGCCGGCGAGGCGCGTGACATGTGGGAGCGCGTTGTTCCGCTGCTTTGTGGGCAAAAAATCTTGCAAGTGACCGACCTGCACATTGTCGAAATCTTCTGTGCGGCCTACGGCAACTGGCGAACTGCTCAGGACGAATTGACTCGCAACGGCCCTGTCGTCGACAGCTCACAGGGCAGTCCGATGAAGAATCCGGCCGCGACCGTTGTCAAGGAGGCGGCGGCTCAAATGGCAAGCTTCGGCGCAATGCTGGGGCTCGACCCGGCTAGTCGGCAGCGCCTGGTCGGCGCGAAGCCGAAAACGCCAGATAACCCTTTCGCGAAGCTGCTCGGCAAATGATTGGAAGACATGGCGACGAATTTCCCGCGCGTAGAGCAGGGGCTCAAGTTCGCGCGAGAAGTCGTTCGTGGCAAGCGGCCCGCTTGCCGGTATGTGCAACTTGCTTGCAAGCGCCACCTTGACGACCTTGCGGCGAGCCGAAAGAAGGATTTCCGCTGGAAGTTCGATCCGGAAGCCGCTGAGCGAAAGCTCACGCTCATTGAACTGCTACCACACACGAAAGGCGAGTGGGCGTTCAAGGGGCAATTGGTAACGCTGGAACCTTGGCAGAAGTTCGGCCTGATGGCGACCTTCGGCTGGGTCAATAAGCGCACCGGCAAGCGTCGGTTCCGCGAAAGCTATTGGGAGGTTCCCAGAAAGAACGGCAAATCGGTAATCGCGGCCGGCGTCGGTATCGGGATGTTCGTGCTTGATGATGAGTTTGGGGCGGAGGTTTATTCCGGCGCGACGTCTGAAAAGCAGGCATGGGAAGTCTTTCGGCCAGCGCAGTTGATGGTCAAGCGCTCGCCGATGCTCATCGATTCGGCCGGAATTGAGGTCAATGCCTCGAACATGAATAAGCCGGCCGACGGAAGTCGATTCGAACCAATCATCGGCAACCCCGGCGATGGCGCATCGCCTTCGTGCGCGATCGTGGACGAGTACCACGAGCATGACAGTGCCGCACTGTACGAAACGATGCTGACTGGCATGGGCGCCCGTCGACAGCCGCTCATGTTCATTATCACGACGGCAGGCGCGAACATCGAAGGACCGTGCTTCGACAAGCGCCGGCAGGTGATCGAAATGCTCGAAGGGACGGTTCCCGACGACGAGCTTTTCGGGTGGATCTGGACGATCGACGAAGGGGACGATTGGACCGATCCGCGCGTTCTGGCGAAGGCGAATCCGAATATCGGAATATCGGTCTATCAGGAGTATCTGGAGAGCCAGCAGCAACGCGCGATCAAGTCGGCACGCTTCACGAATACGTTCAAGACGAAGCACTTGAACGTGTGGACATCGGCCAAGACAGGCTATTTCAACCTCGAAGACTGGAAGGCGTGCGAGGACCGATCGCTGACGCTTGAACAATTCGAGGGGCAAGACAGCGTGCTCGCCCTCGATATGGCGCGCAAGCTCGACCTGAACAGCATGGCTCGCCTCTTCTGGCGCGACATCGACGGGAGGCGGCATTACTTCTGCGTTGCGCCGAGGTTCTGGGTGCCCGAGGACACGGTGCGTAATACCGAGAACCGTCGTACGGCGGAGCGGTATCAGGCGTGGGTCAATCAGGGCTTCCTGCTCGAGACGGACGGCGCGGAGATTGACTATCGCGACATTCTCGAAGAGGCAAAGGACGCGAACCGGATATGCCCGGTGCAATGCACGCCGCTGGACCCGCACGGCGCGACGAACCTCTCGCATCAGCTCGAAGACGAAGGGCTGACGCCGGTCACGATCGTGCAGAACTACACGAACATGTCCGACCCAATGAAGGAGCTCGAGGCGGCCATTACCGCAGGCCGATTCCACCACGACGGTAATCCGATCATGACCTGGTGTGTCAGCAACGTCATCGGCAAGAACCTGCCAGGCAACGACGATGTGGTGAGACCGATCAAGCAGGGAAACGACAACAAGATCGACGGCGCCGTGGCGCTCATTATGGCGATGGGGCGCGCAATGCTAGCCGATCGTGTCGATTCCGAGTCGATCTACGATCAAGGAGTGGGTGTTTGAAATCAATTGCTATTGCGGCCTGGGTGGCCGGCCTGCTCGGGTTTGCGCTACTGGTCGCGGGTGTGGTGCTGATCAGCCTGCCGATTGGGCTGATTGTAGCGGGTGTCCTGCTTCTGTTGTGGGCGCTCTTGGCGGATATGGCAGCGGCTCGTGCAGAGCGAGTCGTGCAGCCGAAGGAGTAGCCCAATGTTCTTCAGTAGGCAATTGCTGTCCAACGCGGGTCGGACGCAAATGGACGGCGGTGGATGGGTGTCGGCGCTATTAGGCAGCGCGCGATCGGATTCCGGTCAGGTCGTGACTCCGGCAAGCGCACTGGCGCTGACGGTCTTGCAAAACTGCATAACGCTGCTTTCGGAGAGCATCGCGCAGTTGCCGATCGAGTTGTACGAGCGCGCCGGTGACGACCGGAAGCCGGCAACGGATCACCCTCTGTATTCGATCCTGAAGTACGAGCCCAACCCGTGGCAGACCCCGTTTGAGTATCAGGAGCAGTCGCAGGTTGCTGCAGGCCTTCGCGGCAACAGCTACAGCTTCATCGATCGCGATCAGGACGGGGTCATTCGGGGCTTGTATCCGCTCGATAATGAGGCAGTGACTGTCATGAAGGGCTCGGACCTCATGCCGGTCTATCGGGTCAACGGGGCCGAGCCGATGCCGAAGCGGCTGGTGCATCACGTTCGCTGGATGTCAATCAACGGCTACACGGGCCTGTCACCTGTTCTGCTGCATGCGAACGCGATTGGGCACGCGCAGGCGATCCAGCAGTACGCCGGCAAGTCGTTCATGAACGGCACCACGCTGTCGGGCGTGATTGAGCGGCCCAAGGAGAGTCCAGCGCTTAAGGATCAGGCCAGCGTGGATCGAATCACGGACGGCTGGAACGCAAAATTCGGTGGGTCAGGCAACGCGAAGAAAGTCGCGTTGTTGCAGGAGGGCATGACGTTCAGACCGTTGTCGATGACGAACGTTGACGCAGCGCTGATTGATGCGCTGCGTCTCTCGGCGCTCGACATCGCTCGAATCTACAAGATCCCGGCTCACATGGTGAACGAGCTGGAGCGGGCCACGTTCAGCAACATCGAGCATCAATCGCTTCAGTTCGTCATCTATACGTTGTTGCCGTGGGTCAAGCGGCACGAACAGGCGAAGACGCGCGATCTGCTGCTGCCATCCGAACGAAAGCAATACTTCATCGAATACAACCTTTCGGGGCTGCTGCGAGGCGATCAGGCCTCGCGATACGCCGCTTATGCGGTCGGGCGCCAGTGGGGCTGGCTTTCGATCAACGACATCCGGCGGCTCGAGAACATGCCGCCGGTCACGGGTGGCGACATCTACCTGAGTCCGATGAACATGGTCGACGCGTCGAAGCCACAGCAAGTAACTGCCGGGAAGACTGAGCCGACGAAAGCACAAATCGGCGAAATTGAGAGGATCCTATCGTGAGACCGCACCTCAGACTTGCAAGTCTGATTTTCAACCAGCCGCAGCTCGTCACGGACCCGATGATGTCGCTCGCGGTGCAGTGGGCGAACCAGGCGCTCAACCTGAATATCGTCAATCTGACCGTGAACGGTGTGCAGCCGAAGATCATGGAGGACGACGACTACGACGGCAGCGCGCAGATGGCCGCGGCGTCCGAGCGTCGTCGTGCCCTGATAGCAGATACAGGAATGGACATCATTCCTGTATCGGGAATCCTGGTGTCGCGCTCGGCGCACATGAATCCATGCGAGCCGATGACCAGCTACGAGGATTTGCGCACTGCCGTGAATCAGGCGGTTGGGGATCCGGCCGTCGAACATATCGTTCTCGACATCGACAGCAACGGTGGCAGTGCGACCGGTGCGTTCGAACTGGCTGACGACATTCGCGCTGCATCGCTGGTCAAGCCGATCACGGCGATCGTCAACTTCTCGGCCTTCTCGGGTGGCTATCTCATCGCTGCCGCGGCGTCGAAGGTGATCGTCAGCCGCACATCGGGTGTTGGGTCCATTGGCGTGATAGCCAACCATCTCGACGTCTCGCAGCGTGACGAACAGCAGGGAATCAAGGTGACGTCGGTGTTTGCCGGCGATCACAAGAACGACCTGACGCCGCATGAGCCGCTGAGCGACCAGTCGCTATCGTTCCTTACCAGCATGGTGCAAAACAGCTACAAGCAGTTTGTCGACGCGATCGCGAACTTCCGTGGCTTGAGCACGCAGGCGGTGAAGGACACGCAGGCGGGCATCTTCTTCGGGCAGCAAGGCGTCGACGCCGGGCTGGCCGACAGCATCGAAACGCCGCAGGCAGCGATCAACCGGATTGCTGCGGAAGTGCGCGCATCACGAGCGGAGCGCCAGAGCGGGAACGCCCGACGTAGCGTGTCGGCCCGTGCGGCGGCAATGAATATGCAATCCATGCTGTAACCAACTGCAAAAAATCGGATTTTTCACGCTCATCATCAGAGCGCGTTCGCGTCTCAGTTGAGTACGGCCACCTTCGGGTGGCATTTTTTTAGGAGAAGGGTAAGTGAACATCAATGAACTCCGCCGCGAACGCGCTGCCATCAATCAGCGTGTTCAGGCGCTGGCCCAGATCGAGTTGGGCGGCACCGCCTTGTCGGTCGAACAGCAGGCTGAATTCGAACAGCTCAGTTCGAAGTTCAACGATCTGACTGCGCAAATCGAGCGCGCAGAAGCCGCGGAGCGCATGGCCGCCGCCGCCGCGGTGCCGGTCGATCCGACGCCGGCAGCAGTCACTGCGCCGGCTGCGGCGTCCGTGCCCGCGCAGCCGAAGGCCCCGGAAATCAAGGGCGCGAAGATGGCGCGCATGGTTCGCGCGCTCGCGGCGGCGCGCGGCGACGCGCAACTCGCGTCGAAGATTGCAATCGAGCGCGGCTTCGGCGAGGACGTCGCCATGTCTCTGAACACCCTTTCGCCGGGCGCGGGCGGTGTCTTGGTGCCCGAGAACCTGTCGAGCGAGGTCATCGAACTGCTGCGCCCGAAATCCGTTGTCCGGAAGCTCGGCGCACGTACGCTGCCGCTCTCGAACGGCAACATCACCATCCCGCGCCTGAAGGGCGGCGCCATCGTCGGCTACATCGGCGCAGACACCGACATCCCGACGACGCAACAACAGTTCGACGATCTTAAGCTCACGGCGAAGAAGATGGCCGCGCTGGTGCCGATCGCGAACGATCTGATCAAGTACGCCGGCGTGAATCCGAACGTCGATCAGATCGTCGTCGGCGACCTCACCTCTGCGATCGGTGCACGCGAAGACAAGGCATTCATCCGCGACGATGGCACGGCGAACACCCCGAAGGGCCTGCGCTTCTGGGCGCTTCCTGGCAACGTCATCACGGCGAGCGACGGCTCGACGTTGCAGAAGATCGAAACGGATCTCGGCAAAGCCATTCTCGCGCTTGAGAACGCAGACGCCAATCTGACGGAGCCGGGCTGGATCATGGCTCCGCGCACGTTTCGCTTCCTCGAAGGCTTGCGCGACGGGAACGGCAACAAGGTCTATCCGGAACTCGCCAACGGCATGCTCAAAGGCTACCCGGTCGGCAAGACGACGCAGGTGCCGATCAATCTCGGTGACGCCGGCAAGGAGTCGGAAATCTACTTCACCGACTTCGGCGACGTGTTCATTGGCGAGGAAGAAACGCTCGAAATCGACTACAGCAAGGAGGCGACCTACAAGGACGCCGACGGCAACATGATCAGCGCCTTCCAGCGTGACCAGACGCTGATCCGCGTGATCGCGAAGAACGACTTCGGCCCGCGTCACGTCGAGTCGATTTCCGTGCTGGCAGGGGTGACTTGGGGCGCGTAAGCGAATCTATAACCGTGCGGATCGCCCGATCGTGGGCGGTTCGTATTTCGGAGAAGAGCATGAAGGTGGTCAAGTTCAAGCGGCATTATGCGCAGTACACGCCCGGTGATGTTGCCGGGTTCGAGGACGAGTACGCGGATCGGCTCATCGACGCGGGGATTGCACAGGCGCGCGAACCCGATCTGAAGGAGACGAAAGTGCCGTCGAAGCCTGCCGCAGCGAAGGGGTAATACAAGATGGCCGCAGTTCTCGTCGAGTACCTGGACGACACGGAGCCGCTTACTTTCGAGGACATCGCCTCGCAGTGCCGAATCGATGATGACAATGAGCGAGCGTTCATCGAACAAGTGGTGATTCCCGGTGCGCGTCAGGCGGCCGAGAGCAAGTCAGGCGCTGCTATTCGGAAGGCGCGCTACGTCGAGCGGCTTGGATCTTTCCCAAAAGGCGAGATTCCACTGTCCGTCGGACAAGTCTTCGCAATGGATGCGGTTGCGGTTCGTTCGATATCCGGTGAGCATTTGACGCTAAGCGAAGCTGAATTCGAGCTAGTTCAACTCGGGCGCGAGACGCTTCTTGCGCCGTTAGGCGGTCATTGGCCAACGTTCGGCGCGCCAACGCTCACTTATCGGGCAGGCATTGATCTCGAGCACTTTCCATCGGTTCGCTCGTGGATGCTTCTTGCAGTGGCATGGGCATACGAAAATCGAGAACTTTTCTCGTTGGGGCAGTCTGTCGTGGCTATGCCGAGCCGATTTGCGGATGCCCTTCTCACTCCAATCACGGTTCCACCGAGGTTCTGATGCGCATTCCACGAATCGGTGAGCTTGATCGGCGGGTGCGGTTGCGCGGGCGCCGGGACTATCCCTATCGCGATGCCGAGCTTGAGTCCGAATTTCCGGAGCAAAAGTTGCGCTGGGCGAAGATCGAGCCGGTCGGCGCAGCCGTATACAGCGGCAGCGTGCAGATCGACGAAAAGGTCACTCACCGGATATACCTGAGATACCTCGATGGCGTCACGAACGACTACGAGGTGGTGTATCGCGAGCAGGTATTTCGTGTGAAACGTGTCGGCGATGTGAAGCGCGGGCGTCGGTTTACGGTTTTGGAAGTGGAGGAACTGGGGAATGGGAGATAACGCGAAGATCGCGCTTCACATTGACGGGTTTGAGGGCTTTGACCGGAAAATCGACTTCAAGAAAGGGCGGATACGCGCAGCAATGCGGAAGGCTGGCCGTCTTGTGGCAGGGCAAGCGCAGATGAATCTAGCGCTCGCGCGCGGGGCAGACGGCTATCCGCGTGTGCGGAGCGGCGCTTTGCGCGACAGCATTGCCTTCAAGGTTAGCCGGTCAGGATTTCTGGTTCGCGTCGAACCGAAGAAAACCGAAGCAATGAAGGCACCGTACTTCGTCTATCTGCACTATGGCGTGCGGCGCGGCGTGCGTAATGGTAAAGGGAAGCGCGTGCACTCTGGTGGTGGATATCGAATCAAGCCGCGTGCGAATTATATGGTGGACGCACTCACGGACAAGTCTCCTGAAGTGCGGGCGATTCTCACCGCAGCGTTGGCGTCCGCGTTGGAAATCCGGTAGTACGCGACACGTAATCGAAGGCCCGCAAATCGCGGGTCTTTTTACTTTGCACGATGAAAATTTCACCGACTATCGCGCATCTGCGCGACTTCTGTCCTTTGTTCGCCCGCCGCGTATCCGGAGGAATCGATTGGAGTGCGTTGGAGGACAGCGCAAAGCTGGAAATGCCCGCTGCGTTCGTCGTGATGACCGGCGACGACCCGGAACCGAACCAATTACAGAACGGGATGAGGCAGGAAATCGCCGACGAGTTCGACGTCGTCGTCGCGCTGAAGCAAGGGAACGAGCGCGGGCAAGCGGCGGCGGACGAACTGCACGATGTCCGTGCCGCGCTGTTGCGGGCGTTGGTCGGCTGGGTGCCGGATAAGCGATACGAACCGATCGAATACACGGGATGTGATCTCGTATCGACCGACCGTTTTCGCGTTCTCTATCGGTTCGGTTTTTCGGCGAATTGGACGCTCGGTAGTGGCGACGATCCCGAGACCTGGCACGAGGACATGCTGGATAAATTGCCTGCTTTGCAGGGCATCGACATTCACGTCGACGCCATCGACCCCATGGCAGACCCGAATCTGAAAAAGCCCGGCCCGGACGGCCGGATCGAAATGGAGCTCCGTGTTGAGCTGAAGGATGAACGATGACAAAAACGATGTGCGTGAAGCCCGCGGACGGGCGAATCGTTCGCGACCCGTTGCGCGGTGACGATCTGCCGGCCGACGGCCGCGATGTGCCGCGAAATGTGTACTGGCGTCGCTGCGTGCAGTCGGGCGATGTGGTTGAAATCGTGGAATCGGGCGATGTGGCCGCGAAGCCGGAGACGGCCGCCGCCGAAGTTGCGGAGGCAGAGCCGGCCGGTACCGCTCAGGGCAAGGCAACCAAGGGGAGTAAGGGATGATCAGTTTCAACAACATTCCCGCGGATCTCGCGGTTCCGCTGTTCTATGCCGAAATCGACAACTCGGCGGCGGCCACGGGCGGCAATACGCTGCGACGGCTGATCATCGGGCAGGCGAACGATGATGCCGTTGTCGATGCGCCTGCGCTCACGTTGCTGTCGCGCACGAGCGATGCGATCGCACTGGCCGGCGAAGGCTCGATGCTCGCTGCGATGAGCGACATGTGGCGCCGCGGCGACCCGGTTGGCGAAGTGTGGGGGATCGCGGTCAAGGTTGCGGAAGGTGTGGCGGCAAAGAGCACGATCGAGCTGGTCGGCACGGCGACCGAGACCGGTCTGCTGTCGCTTTACGTCGCGGGTCGACGCGTGCGCGTGACCGTCGCGAGCGGGGCGGTTGCGGCTGATGTCATGCTGCAGCTTGTTGCTGCCGTGAACGGTACCGCCAACATGCCGGTGCGCGCAGCCATTGCGGGCGTCAAACTGGAACTGACGTGCAAGTGGAAGGGCGACACGGGCAACGACATCGCGGTCGAATTCAACCGCGGCGGCCTTGCCGCTAACGAGCGTTTGCCGGCGGGGCTGAATGCGACGGCGACGCCGATGACCGGCGGTGCGGGCTCGCCCGAACTGGCTGACGTCCTGGCGGTCGTGGGCGACGAGGAATTTGAATTCGTCTGCCAGCCGTGGACGGATCCGACGTCGCTGGATGCATTCGCCGAATGGATGAACGACGTCTCGGGGCGCTGGGCGTGGTCGTCGATGTTGTACGGGCATGTCTACTCGGCGCGCCGCGGCACGCCGGGCCAACTGGTCGCTGCGGGCCGCGTGCGCAACGATCAGCACATGACGATCAATGGTTTCGAACCCGATTCGCCACGCCCGTCGTGGGAGCAGGCCGCGGCGTTCGGTGCGCGGCAAGCTGTCTTCATTTCGGCCGATCCGGCGCGGCCGACGCAAACGGGGCTGCTTGTCGGGATCAGCGCTGCTCGGCCGGGAAAGCGGTTCATCCTGAACGAGCGCCAGTCGTTGCTGACGAGCGGTATCGCGACAACGAACTCCGCGGACGGATCGGTGCGAATCGAGCGCGCTGTGACGACGTACCAGCGCAACGCGTACGGGCAGTCTGACAACAGCTATCTCGACTCGGAGACGCTGCACACGACCGGGTACGTGATGCGGTTCCTGCGCCAGCGGATTACGAGCAAGTACGGTCGGCACAAGCTGGCCGTCGACGGAACCAAATTCGGACCGGGCGCCGCGATCGTGACGCCGAAGATCATCCGTGCGGAGCTGATCGCCGCATATGACGAACTGGAGCTGGCCGGCATCGTGGAAAACGCCGACCTGTTCGCGCAATACCTGATCGTCGAGATCAACAAGACGAACCCGAATCGGGTCGATGTGCTGTTCCCGCCGGACTACATCAACCAGCTACGCATCTTCGGGCTGTTGAACCAATTCCGGCTGCAGTACCCGGAAGCGGCGGCGGCCTGACGGCGTCGACGATAGTGCAAACCGAGCGGCCCGCCATCGTGCGGGCCGCTGTCATTTCAGGAGACCGATATGGGTCAGAAGGTCGCCGGGACCGCCTACGTGAAGGCGGATGGCGAGCAGTTTTCGGTAACGGGCGGTGTCGAGTGCCCTCTGTCGGACGTCAAGCGCGAGAGCATTTTGCCGGGCCTCTATAAAGAAGAGGATCGCGTGCCGTACGTAAAGGTCGACGCGGTGTTCGAGAAGAGCTTTCCGATCGCGAAGATCCAATCCGCGGACGATATGGTTGTGACCGTGGAATTCAAGAACGGTCGCGTGTACGTGCTGAGTGGCGCGTATGTCGTGGGCGAACCCGCGGCGACGGGTGATGACGGGAAGGCATCGCTGGAATTCAACGGTGTGAAGGGACGGTGGCAATGAAAATTCGACTCAGCAAGCCAATCGACGCGCACGACGAGTCGTTGACTGAACTCGATCTGCGCGAACCGACGCCGGCCGATGTGCGGGCGATCAAGGCGCTGCCGTATGCGCTCGATCGCGAGGAAAACGTGCACGTGCGCCCGGACATCGTCGCGCAGTACATCGCGCGCCTCGCGAGTATTCCGCCGTCGTCGGTCGACCAGATCGACCTGGTCGATTTCAACTCGATCTGCTGGACGGTCGCGGGTTTTTTCTTGACTCGGGCCTCTCAGACGCTGACGACCTGATCGGCGGCGTCTACGAGCTCGCCCATTTCTGGCGCGTCGATCCGGAGCTGGAAATGACGCGCCCGATCTCGATCATTCTCGAGCATTTCGAACAGGCGAACCGCATTAGTCGTGCGGTTCCGGAGACGTAAGCGTGGCCGATCAATTTCAACTCAAAGCGCTGATTACGGGCGTCGACAAGCTCTCGCCGGCGCTCCAGGGTATTCGGAAGAATATCGCGGGCTTTCGTAAGGGGCTGAAGGCGGACGGCTTGGGCGAGATCGGTTTTCGTGACGTGGTGGCGGGCGTAGCGGTTGCCGCGCCCATCATCGCCGCGACGAAGGCGGCGATCGACTTCGAGTCGGCGATGGCGGACGTGAAGAAGGTCGTCAACTTCGACACGCCGGAGCAGTTCAAGAAGATGACCGACGACGTGCTCGGGCTCTCGAAGCGGCTGCCGATGGCCGCACGCGACATCGCGAAGATCACCGCAGCCGGCGGCCAAGCGGGCATCGACAAGAGCGAGCTCGGGCAATTTGCCGAGGACGCGGTGAAGATGGGTGTCGCCTTCGACCAGACGGCCGAGCAGGCCGGCGACATGATGGCGAAGTGGCGCACGGCGTTCAAGATGGGCCAGGGCGAGGTCGTGTCGCTCGCGGACAAGATCAACTATCTCGGTAACACGGGGCCGGCGAACGCCCGCCAGATTTCCGAGATTGTTACGCGCATCGGGCCGCTCGGCGCTGTAGCCGGCATGACAAGCGGCCAGATCGCAGCAATGGGTGCAACGCTTGCCGGCGTGGGTGTGCAGGAAGAGGTCGCGGCAACGGGCATGCAGAACTTCATGCTGGCACTGACGGCCGGCGCGAGCGCTTCGAAGAAGCAGCAGGGCATCTTCAAGGCGTTGCGGATGGACGCCAAGGCGGTCGCAGCCGGAATGCAGAAGGATGCGCAGGGAACGATCGTGCGCGTCCTGTCTGCGGTGAGCAAGGTCGACAAGGTCAAGCAAACCGCGGTGCTCGAGGGATTGTTCGGGCGCGAGTCGATCAAGGCGATTGCGCCGATGTTGACGAACCTTGATTTGCTGAAAGGCAATTTCAAGAAAGTCGGCGATTCGACGCTCTACGCCGGCTCGATGCAGCAGGAATACGACGCGCGGGCGGCGACGACGGCGAACAACCTACAGCTGATGTCGAACCGATTTACGGCGATCGGCATCGCGGTCGGCAACGTGGTCCTGCCGCCGTTGAACGAGTTCCTTGCGTTCATCGGCCCCATCGCTGACGGTGTCGCCGCATTCGCAACGGCCAATCCGGAACTCGTGAAGGGACTGCTTGGAGCCGCCGCCGGCCTGATTGCACTGCGCGGTGCGGCGGCGGTCGCTACGGTGGCAATGAAGATTTTTACGACGGTGTCGAGCCTCACGCCGCTCGGGCTGGCGGTGCGTGTGCTTGCGTTGGCGGCCGGGTTCCTGATCGCGAATTGGTCGAAGGTCAAGCCGTTCTTCGAAAAGGTTTGGGTGGGAATCAAGGATGTGTTTTTCAGCTTCCCACTCGTGCAGGTTATCGCGCAGAACTGGGGGCCGATTACTGAGTTCATGTCGGCGCTCTGGGGTGCAACGAAGATCGTGATCGGGGCCGCGTGGGAGGGCATCAAGGCGATGTTCTTCAACTTCACGCCGCTTGGAATCGTCATCAAAAACTGGGAGCCGATCGTCACGTGGTTTTCGCAGCTGTGGGACCGGGTGAAGCCCTATATCGAGCCGCTGATGAGCGGCGCGAAGTGGCTCGGCGGAAAGCTCGGTTTCGACGGCGGTAGCGCTTCGACGGGTGACGTGTTGCGCTCCGGTGCGGCGAGCTTGCGGAACTGGACGTTGGCGCAACAGACCGGAGTGTCGACGGGAACTGCCCGTGTCGCGAGCGGCGTGCTGGCGCAGCAGGGCGCGGCGAATGCTCGGCTGCAGGGCGACCTGAAAATCCGGTTCGATGGCGCCCCGCCTGGGATGCGCGTCGAGCAGGCGCAGACGAATCAACCGGGCTTGTCCGTGACGCCGAGTGTTGGCTATCGGTCGCTGTCCGGCGTGCCGCAATGAGGTCATCATGAGTTGGCGAGAAAAATTGCGGCCGGCGTCGTTCCGTGGCGTGCCGTTCAAGGTTTTCGACGACAAGACGCCGGTTGGGCGCCGCGTCGTTGTGCACGAATATCCGCGGCGGGACAGTAGTTACCCGGAGGACAACGGCAAGAAAACCCGGGAATACACGATGACGGCCTTCGTCATCGGCCCGGATTGCCTCGATCAGCGCGACAAGTTGCTTGATGCGCTCGAGCAGGAGGGGCCGGGCGAGCTGATCCATCCTTGGCTTGGCACGCTGCGCGTGCAGCCCGGCGAGTGCGACATGACGCACGTGAAGGCGGACGGCGGAATGGTCCGCTTCACGCTGGTGTTTCACGACGCGCCGGACCTGAAGTATCCGACCGGTGCAGCGAACACCGGTAAGCAGGCGCTCGGCAGCGCGGATGGGTTGCTCGATACCGCGCTGAGCCGCTATCGCGATGCGGTTGCGTTGGTCGATCTGGCGCAGGTGACCGTCGATGGTCTTATGCAGCAGGGCGGATCGATTTTCGACGTGCTCTATCGATATGCGTCGCCGTTCACGGTGTTGTTCGGAAGTGTGCGGAGTTTCGTCGAAACGCTCGTGGAGATTCCGGGCTCGATCGCGGATCGATTCCGTTCCGCATCGGATCCGGCATTTGTCGCGCGCGTGGCCCCTGCCGGTTACGCGGATGCGATCTCCGGAGCGCTCGGCAAGGTGGGGGCGATCTCGATGCTTGACGAGATTCCGCCGCCGCGCGGGCGCGAGGCGAGCAAGTTGTTCGCCGCGACGGTCGACCTCGTGCAGGACGTGTTGCTGGTCGACGTCGTGCGCGACGCCGGCGCGTTACCGACGTACTCGCCGGCCACGTTGCCGGACGGCGCGCCGGCGCTGGATGTGCAGATTGCAAATCCATTGCCCGTTGTCGATGTGCCGGTCGCGGATGATCTGCGCGACCTTGCAGAGGCTGTTTCCGAATCCATGTGGCAGCAGGGAATGGCGGCGCCGCGCGAACATTTCCAGGCACTGACAACCAGCCGTGTGAAGGTCGCGCAGCATTTGACGAAGGTTGCACGCGAAGGCGTCGGTTTGGTGACGCTAACCCCACCGGAGGCGATGCCGGCGCTCGTACTCGCGTATCGCAGATACGGCGACGCGGCGCGCGGTGACGAGATTGTGATGCGCAACCGGGTCGCGCACCCAGGCTTCCTGCCGACAGTGCCGCTGAAGATTCTTTCTCGATAGATGGCTGACAACTCCAATATCGTCACGTTGACCGTCAACGGTCTTGATTTCGCCGGATGGACCGATGTTCGAATTTCGGCGGGTATCGAGCGCCAGGCGCGTGATTTCGAGCTCGCGATTACGTGGAAGTGGCCCGGCAGCGGGGATGTACCGAGGCAGGTCAAGCAGGGCGACCGATGCGAGGTACGTATCGGGTCCGATCTGGTGCTGACCGGATACGTGTTCTCGACGCCGATCCGGTACGACGCCGCATCGCTGACGTGCGGCATCGCGGGACGATCGATCACGGCCGACCTTGTCGACTGCGGTGCAGACAACAAGCCATCGCAGTGGCGCGGTCAGCGCGTAAGCCGGGTCGTCGACGCACTGGCCGCACCGTACGGTGTGAAGGTCGTCGACGAAACAGGGGACGCGGGAACGTTGGCCGATCACACGATCGAGCCGGGCGAAACGGTCTTTGATTCGATCGACCGGCTGTTGCGGTTGTCGCGGTTGCTGTCGACCGACGACGAGCACGGACGCCTGGTCATTGCCGAGCCGGGGAGCGCCGGCAAGGCATCCGACAAGCTCGAGCTCGGCGTCAACATCAAGGGCGGTGATGCGCCGCTCGATTTTTCGCAGGTGTTCTCCGAGTACGTGTGCAAGGGGCAGCGCAGCGGCACCGATGAGGCGTTCGGCGTCGCGGTCAGCGAGATCGAGGCGCGTGCGGCGGATCCCCGTATCGCGCGGCATCGGACGATGGTGATGCGTGAGGCAGGGCAGATGACCGCCGATCTCGCGCGACTGCGCGTCGAGTGGGAGAGCGAGAACCGGATCAGTAAGGCGTTGGCGACGACCTACAAGGTGCAGGGTTGGCGACAGTCGAACGGTCAGATCTGGCGCCACAACCAGATCGTCCGTGTCGTCGACTCGATCATCGGCTTCGATCGCGACATGCTGATCGTGGAAATCGAATATTCGCAAAGCAATGCCGAAGGGATGCTCACGAAGCTGACGGTCGCTCCGCCTGACGGCTTTGCGGCCGAACCGTTGACGAAGAGGAAGAAGGTCAAGGGCAAGAAGAAGGGCAAGGACAACTTTGAATTTCTGCTGCCGGCAGATTGGGAGAAGCAATGAGCAAGCCAGGTAAGTGGCTGGTGCGCGGCGTTGTGTCGCACGTGAATTCCGCGTCAAAGATGCAGACGTTGCAGGCGCGGTTGATGGCGGGTGCAGTTAAGGACGGTGTGGAGCATTTCGAACCGTACGGGTTTACTTCGCATCCCATCGATGGCGCCGAGGCGATCTACGGTTCTCTCGATGGGGATTCGTCGCATTGTGTGGCATTGGTTGTTGCCGATCGCCGGTTTCGCCCGCTGAACCTCAAGCCCGGTGAGGTTGCGATTTTCACGAGCGAAGGCGACAGCCTGATTTTCCGCAACGGCCGCATCGCTGAGCTGACAACGGGAACGTTCCGGGTCAACGCCTCCGAGAAAATCGAATTCAATTCGCCGATCGTGGAGGCATCGGAACAGGTTGTCGCAAAGGGACGTTTGACCGCGCAATCTGGCATGGCCGTGCGCGCGGGCGAGGGCGGTGCCGAGGCGGCGACGTTCGACGCACCCATTCGCACGCCGGACGTCATCGTCGATGGCAAGAGCACGGCTCGGCACCGTCACGCGGAGACCGGCGGCATTACGGAAGAAATGCAATGAGCGACGCGCGAGAAGCGATGTTGCGGCGCGCGGTCGAGATCAGCCTGTTTACGTGGCGACGTGCGGAGCCCGGCGATCCGCTCGACGACGACGAGCGAATGGGATGGTGGGGCGACAGCTTCCCAGATGTCGCCGGCGACCGAATTGGCTCGCGTTTATGGCTGTTGCGGCGGCAGGTGTTGACGGCAGAAGTGCTGCGTCGTGCCGAGGAATACTGCCGCGAAGCGCTGCAATGGATGGTCGACGACGAAATCGTGACAGCAATCAGCGTCAGTGTGAAACGAGCGGCTGGTGTGGGGCGCGCGGCAACAGAGCGAGCGATCGGGGAGATTGTCCTGTCCGACGACCGCGACGGGCCGCTCACGATCAACTACGACGACATGTGGAGAATTTTCGATGACTTTTCCGTTGCCGACGCTGCCTGAGCTGATTGAGCGGGTAGGCGGCGATCTGACATCCGCGGCGGATGGAGCGCTGCGGCGCTCGGATCAGCGCGCGCTTGTACGGGTCCATTCGGGCGCCAGCCACGAGATGCACGGGTTTCTCGGATGGACGGCACGGCAAATTCTGCCGGACGACTGCGACGAGGAAATGCTGTTGCGCCACGCGCGGCTGCGGCTCGCGGTGCCGCGCAAAGATGCCGCGGCCGCGTCGGGTTTCGTATCCGCCAGCGGGGCTGAGGGAAAAACCATCGACGCGGGCGCCCTGCTGCAGGCTGACGACCAGCGACGCTACGTGGTTGTCGAGACCGCGACGATTCGAGCCGGAGTCGCGAAGGTTCAGGTGCGAGCCGTCGATGCGGGGGTTGCGGGCAACATTGGCGCCGGCGTGCGGTTGCGATTTATTTCGCCAGTCGTTGGCGTATCGGACACCGTCGCGGTGCTGGATCCCGGAATTTCGGGCGGCACGGATCAAGAATCTGTCGAGCGATTGCGGCAACGGGTCATTCGCTCTTATCGCCTCGTGCCTGACGGTGGGAACGGAGACGATTACGTGACATGGGCGCTCGAGGTGCCCGGCGTTACGCGCGCGTGGTGCCGGCCGCACTACATGGGGCTCGGTACGGTCGGCGTCTTTTTCATGCGCGACGAGGATCTCAACCCCGTCCCGGACGAGCAAGCATGTGCGACGGTGAAGGCGTATATCGAGCGACAGCGGCCGGTGACTGCGGAGTTGTACGTGCTTGCGCCAAAGCCTCGCGGGATTGATTTCGATATTCGGCTTTCGCCTGACGATGAGGCAACGCGGGCGGCCGTCGTGGAAGACCTGTCCGATTTGCTGGAACGGGAGGGGGCGCTCGGAGTGACCGTACTTGAATCGCATCTCAGGCAGGCGATCAGCGGCGCACGCGGCGAACGCGATCACAAGCTGCTGCAACCCGTCGCCGACGTCGCACTGCAGCCGAACGAGATCCCGGTGATAGGGGCCATGAAATGGCAGTGAAAGACGAGGCGGACTATCTGCAGATGCTACGCGCGTTACTGCCGCCCGGTCCCGCATGGAGCGACGAGCTCGCTCCGCGGGTGCACCGCGTGCTCGCCGGCCTGGCTCCGGAATTTCTGCGCATCGATGCCCGTACACGTGCGTTGCTCGACGAGATGGACGCCGCGACGGTGCGCGAGCTTGTGCCGGATTGGGAGCGCGTCTGTGCGCTACCGGACGAATGCCTTGGACCGGCGCAGTCCTTCGAAGAGCGACAGCGCGAAGTGCGAAACCGATTGCTGGGCGTTGGTGGTCAACGCATCGCGTATTTCGAATCGCTTGCACGTGAGAACGGCTATCCGGACGCCCGGATCGAGGAACACCGCGCGCCGCGGTTTGGCCGGTCGCGATTCGGTGTTGCTCGCTTCGGTACGTGGGCGCAGCAGTACATCTGGACGATGCACATGGGGCGGCGGCGCAGCGACGGTCGCCGCTGGGGCGTGACGGTTTGGGGCGAGCGGTTCGGACGCAATCCGAATAGCGGCATCGAGTGCTACATCCGGCGTCATGCGCCCGCGCATACGTTGGTGATTTTTGACTACGAGGTATAGGGATGGATTATCCAAAGAGCGTGCCGGGTGTTGGCCTGGTGGATGGGAAGTTCGTCGACGAAAATCCCGGCGCCGGGCAGGTTGGCTCGTTGATTCCGTCGAAGTGGGGGAATGACCTGACGGACGAAGTGCTCAATGTGCTGCGGGAAGCGGGCATCAATCCCGACGAAGCGACGACGACGCAATTGCGTGACGCGGTGCTCGCGATCGCGCAGCGCTCCGTGTCCGGTTCCATCGCGAGCCAAGCGGAGGCTGAGGTGGGCAAGGACAACACGAAGCTGATGACACCGCTGCGCGTCGCGCAGGCCACGGCGAAGAAGCAGGATGCGTTGGGCTACACGCCAGTTCAGCAGGGTACGGGCATCGCACAAGGTCCGAACACCGTAAAGATCGGTTGGGCGAAGGACGGCAGCGGCCTGCTCATCACTGTCGACAACACCGACCTCGGTGCTGTTGCGCTGGCCAAGCAGCTTGCTGCGTATGTGACGCAGCAGTGGGTGCAGGGATACGCCGTCAGCATCGCCGCTCCGCGGATGCAGGACCGCCCGGTCGTAGGCCGGAATGGTTGGCAGGCCGATTTCGCGCTTCAGAACCGGCGGGAGGGCCAAAACGTCACGACCTACCTCCGCGCCCGAGATGGCGGTGGGCTCGAGATCATCAACAACGCTTACAACGGTGTTCCGTGGAACATCAGCGATGGTGGCGAAACGTGGCAATCGGGCAACCTGCATGTGGGCGGCTCGATGCTGCAAACGGATGGCAACCTTCTCTGTAGTTTCCGTGGTGCATGGTTGAACTCGATTCTCGATGACCTCTACGCTCGCTCCGAGAATCGAGCGGTTGCAGGCGCGCGCGTGCAGTGGGATTCAGGGCTCGCCGAATTTGACTACGTTGGTTCCGTGAGCAGCAATATTCACGGTCAAATCGATTTGCCCCCACCGTGGGTGGTGACAGGGCTCCGCGTTGCTGCGAGTACTAGTTCGATCACGGCAATTTGGCAGCGCGGTGTTGTCTTACGTAACCAATAAGGATCTCAAATGGATTTCAGTAAGTACACGCATGATCACATGGTGCTTGCCCTGAAGCGCATGTACCCCGACCTCATGCCGGGTAAAGACTACCGCGCAGCTCAACCGGTAGAGCGGAACGGAGCACAAAGCGGCCCTCCGTTTATCGCGCATTGGGCGAGTGAATTGGTGCCGCAGCCCGAGGATGCGGACGTGCATGCGTACTTCGAAGCTAACGAAGAGTCGATCCGCGCAGAATATATCCGGTTCTTCCGGGACATGGCGCTGCGCAGTAGTGACGGTAAGACCGTCGTCCCGCCCGATGCCCCGCCTTCGGTCAAGGCCCAGGCCGATGCATGGACGAAGTACCGCGAAGCGCTGCGGAAGATCCCCGAGCAAACGGTATTTCCGTTTGAGATTGAGTGGCCCCAATCTCCGGACGAGGAATTTGCTCCCTCTAGTTGAGGTTGCCGGCCCAGCGTGGCCGCCAGTTTGGGGTCGCGGCCAAGTATGGCCGGACAGAAATCACTGCCGCCTTTGGGGCGGCTTTTTCGTTTACGGGGATTCGATGCAAGACCACGAAAAGACGATTCTGGAGCTGATCATCATGGGCGGACTGATTGGTATTGCGAAGGTGCTGGTCGGCAGCGAGCAGCTGACGTTCCGGCTGGTCGCCGGCAGGGCGGTATTGGGTTCGGCGACGTCAATGGTCGCCGGCTTGGCACTGTTGCAGATCCCGGATCTGCCGCCGATCGCGCTGCTCGGTCTTGGTAGCGCGCTCGGCATCATCGGGTCGCAGTACCTCGAGGTGCTGCTGCGTCGGAACGCGAAGCGACTGTTCGGGGAGAAGTGACGATGGCGCGTATCACTGTTACCGCTGCTGGCGGCCGGAATCGCGTCGCGTTTCTCGACATGATCGCCGTGAGCGAGATCGGCTCCGATCTGCTGGCGAAGTCGGACGACGGCTACAACGTGCTCGTCGGCTCGACGCCGTCACGGCCGCTGCTGCTCTCCGGCTATGCGACGCATCCGAACGTGCTCAACCGACAGATCCCGGTGCCGTCGACGGCCGCCGGCCGCTATCAGATCCTCGCGCGCTGGTGGCGGATCTATCAGGCGCAGATGAAGCTACCGGACTTCGCGCCGATCTCGCAGGACCGGTATGCATTGCAGCAGCTGCGCGAGCACGGCGCACTGCCGTTGATCGACGCCGGCCGGTTCCGCGAGGCGGTGGCGAAGGTGTCGAACGTATGGGCCAGTCTGCCAGGCGCTGGGTATGGTCAGCACGAAAACAAGATCGAACACTTGCTGGCCGCGTACCGGGCGGCCGGCGGGGAGGTGGTCGCATGACGTGGATCGATCCGCGTATCTGGCTGCTCGTCGTCGCCGGCGTCATCGCCGGTTCAGCGGGCGGGTACTTCAAGGGGCACCGTGATGCGGACCAGTCCGCAAAGGTCGCCGATCAGGCGAAGCAGATCGATGATCTGCGGGCTGAACGTGACGAATTCGGCCGTCGGCTGGTGGCACAACAGGGGATCGCAAACGATGCTGCGAAAGAACGTGATAAGGCGCGCGCTGATGCCGTTGCTGCCGGTGGTGCTGCTGACGGCCTGCGTAAGCAGGTCGCCGCACTCATTGCCGACGCTCGACGTGCCGGCGCTGCGACCGGAAGCCCGGCAACCGGCGGCGCCCTCGATTTGCTTGCCGACCTGTTCGGCCGGGCTGACCAGCGCGCGGGCGAGCTGGCAGAATACGCTGACCGTGCCCGCATCGCCGGCCAGCAGTGCGAGCGCGACTACGACGCGCTGACGGCGCAGAAGTAGAGGCAATCGGACTCTCGGCCGGCGGCTAGTTGAGCGGTTCGATGTAGAACCCGCGGGCCGTCAGGTCCATCTTCGCGTCGCTGAACGAGTCGAAAATGTCGTATCCGCATTCGACATACGTGGTCTCGGGATCGAATTTGAGTTCCTCGATGTTGCGCTTCCATGTGAGCGGCAAGTCGGTGGAGTGCCCCGGATCGAAGTGGGTGACGCTCAGGTACGGCGGATGAATGCCGCGAGGCGGATACTCCGTGCGTAGTACGAGCTCGACGTTCACGACGACATGGTGTTCCGGGATGCGGTCCGCGTAACGCAGCAGGTATGCCCGCAGCGAATGGCCGTCTTTCCGGTCCTGCGCCGAGGCGAAGCCAAACCAGTCGTCGTCGGAATCGCTGAATTCTTCCGCAATCGTGCGCATATCGACCTCCAGTGCGACGAGCGTCCAGAATGCCACAGGCGCGTCACAAGTTCATCCGCGCCCGTCGCAGTTCCTCGCGAAGCATGTGGTAGAGCTTTCGAAACGGCCCAAACGGACCATCCAGATCACCGCGATCCGACGTCGCGCGCTCGGTCGATTTCCACCAGTCCATCACCTTCTCAAGCGATTTTCGCAGCGCCACGATCTCGAGGATGAGCCGCCGGACCTCGGGGTCGCGGTGGGTGCGCCAGAGCTCGCGGAGTTCCGATTCGGTCGGGGCCACGAAGTCCGGCATCGAGACGAGGCGGTGATATTGCTCCCTGAGTGGCACCACATTTCGATCGACCTTCGTCTCCTCCAGCGGGCGCGGGTCAGATTCGTCGAGGAACTGCCCGGTGTAGGACTGAAATTCTCCGCGCGTCACGGGGAGGTGCGTGCGCCGGCGCTCTCCGGATTCGAGATGCGTGTACTCCCAGATATAGGCCCAGCACGGTTTCATGATGCGATGTGATACTGTATGAATGTACAGTGTAGCGCGGGGTAAGATGGCGTCGTCAAGATCGAAATTTGGGGACGGCGATGTGCACGAACTACGTGGCGCCGGGGGAGGATCCGGGCCTGAGCGAGCTCAAGATCGACAGCTTCCGCGATCTGTACCGCTGGACGCCGTGGAAACCCGAGATCTACCCGGACTACGACGCGCCGATCGTCGGCTACGTCGACGGGCAGTTCAAGCCGCTGATCGCGGGCTTTGGATTCTGGCCGAGCGCTCTGCAGAAGGCGAACATCAAGAAAGCGAAGGAGCAGGGATGCAGGCCGCCACTCATGCGCAGCACGATGAACGCGCGCGACGACAACCTGGCGGAGTCGCGGCTGTACGGACCGACCTGGCGCAGCGGTCGGCGTTGCCTGATTCCGGCGCGCTTCATAGTGGAGCCGTCGTATCCGGATGCGCGTCAAGAAGCGAATGGCGACTGGGTGCTCGGGCCGTGCGTGTGGCAGCGCATCGGCGTGGTCGACCGGCCGACGATGTGTGTTGCCGGCATCTGGCGCACGCTCACGAACCAGGACGGCGCCGAACACCACGTGATGTCGATGATTACGGTAAACGCCGACGGTCATCCACTGATGGCGCGCATGCACAAGCCGGCCGACGAGAAACGGTCAGTCGTGATTCTGCGGCCGGACGACTGGGAGGAATGGCTGACGACATCGAACGTCGAGGCCGCGCGAGCGATGTTGCGGCTTTATCCAGCTGATGAAATGCACACGGAAGCACGTAGCGGCAATTTATAATGCTTCAAGTTGCGACGGATCACATAAATGCGGGGTGTTAAATGAATGGGTCGAACAATAACAACGATAAAGTAAACGAAAAAATTGATGAGGCTATTGGGAGTTTGAAGAGTTTGGTTGACGAGCTTGAGGCGTCGTATTGGGTGCCGCTTCTCCGTACTCCGTTTAACGGTTTGAATGAGTTGCTTGAGGGAATGAAGTCCGATGGAACTCCTTTGGAACAACCTTTTAAATCATTTGTTTCAAATCTGGAGTCCGCAAAAAATTTGTTGGAATTTCCATATTTACTGTTGGCACCTCTGCTGCTCGAGGGTACCGATATGGGGCACAGAATTGTTAAAAATAAGATGCAAAGTAAGGCTGGCGATTTGAAATTTGCTGTCGATGACGATGTCGATTTTGCGAGTCAAGTGATGGAGACAGTGTTGCGGGGAAGTAAGCGTCACTTGGCGGGTAGGCCGGAAATTCTTAATCGATTGATGCATCAGGCTAGTCTGCTTGCTTGGAGTGCCTACGAAAATTTTTGTAAAGATGTATTTATTTATTCGTTGAATAGGCGACCTGATTTGTATGGTGTGATATTAAAAAATCAAAATTTAAAGGAGCGATTCTCAATCTCGCAGGCTGCATGGCCGAATGTGTTGGAAAGGGCTGGGTATGATCTGATTGGGAAATTGGGTACAATTATTGGGTCTGATAAGGATTTTAGCTCCCCTCAATTGCTAAAGGACCTTTTCCCTGTGTTGTTTTCGGAATTTCATGGGAATGAGAATTTCTTCACAATTATTCAGTCCCGGGATCTTTGGGTGTTAGGGAATCGCCGGCATCTAATAGCGCATCGATGTGGAGTGGTTGATGCGGATTACATGAAAAAGTGTGACGACTCAACACAGAAAATTGGTCAGCTTCTTACTCTAAGGGGGCGTGATATTGCACAAAGTCTCGGCGCCGTTGCAGCTGCCGCCATGTGTCTCTATGGGGTTGCCCGAGTATGTTGGATGACCCCGCCAGAGGGCTGACGGAGTTACGCCGGATGTCCAATTGTCTGGCTTTAATCAATTAATACTTCGGTCAGTTTCGAAGTGCTTGCGGTTTTGTTTTGTGATTATTTGCCAATTAAACGTCTATGTGGCAAATAAGAGTGGGTTGACTTCTTCGGCGGCTCGCCAAGCTCCCGTCTTTCGGTCGACGTTTAGCAGTCGAGTCGTGCCCCGCTTTGCGACGAGAATTAGCCCGATGATGCCCTCGTCGTCACCAGGATGAAATCCTGACTGATAGATGACGATCTTGGAAAACGTATCAGCAACGAGCTGGCGGGCCAACATACGCGCGTCGTAGTCGAGCTGCTCGACGCCATTCACCAATTGTTGCCAAGCGTCGGCTGCGGCTGGCGCGCCATTCGATGCTGACGCGGCGAGGCGATGCTCGAACGAGTCGACGTCTCGGCGCGCGTTCGCGAGCTGGCTTTCAAGCTCGCGAACGCGGCGCAACACTGCGACCGGCGCCTCGCCGTCGTCGAGTAGTAATGCATCCGTGACGCGCTGGACCTGTGCGTCGAGTTCCTCTACGTGCTGCCGCGCGCTGGCGAGTTGCGCGCTAAGCACGTCGATTCCCGAGTCCCCTTCGAGAAGTCGAGTCAAATTTATCTGGTCTGAGCAATACAGCATCAGGGCGCGCTCGACCGGTACGACGCTGCAACTCCCGCTGACCTTGCATCCGGCGCTCTGACTGTACGTGACGCAGTGCAGCCGGCGGTGGCCGGGGTATGGGCGCCCGTCGGCAGCGCGCCGGCGTCCCATGATGTTCTGCGCGACGATCGCCGCACCGCAGTAACCGCAGTAGGTAATACCTAGGCCCGTCACGACTCCGGGGATTTCCCCCTTGCCCTTGCGTCGACCGCGCTGCTCGGCCAGGTATCGCAGGTCGGCGAATTCTGCCGGCGTCAGCAGAGCGGGGTAGTAGCCCTCAAGCCTGAACGTTTCTCCATCCACTTCGACAGACTTCTCGCCGATCAGCATCCGGTTTGCCAGCAGCCGATAGATATGGCTCGACGCCGAGCGGCCGCTGTCCGTTATCTTGAGCCCGCGGTCCGCGAGCTCGCGCACGATCCTGACCGCACCGTGGCCCTGCTTGAACATTTCAATGACGAGGCGCACCGCGGCCGCCCGATCGTTGGCCAGTTCGAATCCGCCGGCCTCCGTTTCCTTCACCCAATGCGGATCCTTCCCGACGCGAATCGGTGCGCGCCACGTGCCCGCGATCCAGCCTTGGCACTGCCGGCGGATCGCCGCCTTCACGCGCTTGCTCTTCGTGTCTGATTCCTCGTGCGCACGGATCATTACCAGCAGGCTGTATACGAGGTCCATCGGCTGCGCCTTGAGGCGCTCGCGGTTGTACTCGCGTCCATCACTGGCCGTCACGACCGTGATGCCGGCATTCACGATCTGGGCGAGCTGCGCCTGCGCCTGTAGGGGCTCAGCGCGGCTCAAGCGATCCAGCCCCTCAACGATCAGCACGGAGCCGGCCGGCACATGACCATCCTCGACCGCCCGCAAGAACACCCCCAGCGCGCCTTGCCGCACATGACGCTGATGGTACGCCGACAGCCCTTCATCCCGGAGTGATAGGGACGCATCAAGCTCCATCTCGTTGTCGGCCGCCCAGCGGGCGGCGTACTCGAGCTGCCGATCGACGCTACCGCCAGCCGCTTGTTTTGGGTCGCTGAACCGTAAATAGCTGTAAACTCTCGCTTTTGCTGCCAC